AAGAAATTGCAGTTGGAAGACAAGCATTTTTTTTCATCTCCATCCAAGAATCTGGATTTTTCGGGGTAATCGTGCAAGATGTAAAAATAATACAACCCATCAACAACAAAAATATTTTTTTCATATTTATACTTATCATAATAAAAACGTTTCATGGTTTATCGATGAATTAAGAATGCTTTTGTTTTTAAAAGTTCTTCTTCTTTGCAGTCATCATATTCTCCGTAATACCATGCTCTTTTAAATGGGCCACATACATCAAAATACTTTATTCCAACAGGTATAGCATAACCACCTTCATATCCATCCACTAAAACAATAGTATCTGGATCTAGTTTTTGTAGTTGTTCAATTAATTCTTTAGCTTTCATAGTTTTGATTTATAAGTTTTGTCCACTGTTCTTTGGCTATTATTTTACCATCTAAGACGGAAAATACAAATGAAGAATTTTCTTTAAAATTTCTTTTGATCATTAGTGCCTGTTCTTTTCTGGTTTCTACTGTTCTTATATCATGCACTACCTCTAGGATATGATCAATATATTTTTTTGCTTTCTCTCCTGCTTCACAAATTTTCTCAAGTTCTTCTTTTAATTGCACAGCAATTTCGTAGTCAAATTCAGTTTCAATTATTTTATAGAAATCTTCAGAAGAAGGCATTTGTTTTTCTATATAGAATTCAATAAGGTTATTTTTTGAACTTAGTTGGGACTTTACCCTGTGGCAAAATAAATACCAGTCTGATTTTAATTTTATTCTATTTTGTCCATTATTATAAGAAACAACAATGCCCTCCTTGCCTTTCCAAAATTTTATACTTTCAGCGATTTTGGGAAGATCATTAGTATCTAAAAAATTATAAAGTTGAGGTACAGGAATTGGTCCAATCTTTCTCCATATTTCTAATAAATCAGAAGAAGAAACAATTTCCATATTGTTTTTATTAATCGCACCCAAGAGATAAAATTCTATTTGTGGTGATCTAATAACTATTACATTATTAGGAGTTACGATCTCAAACAATAAACTAAGATGTTGGTTTTCTTTTAAAAACTCAACTATAGCTGGATACTTTTGAGGGAGTAATTCAAAATCTTCTGCATTCTCTTGAGTAATATAACTTACAGTTCCCCTAGTTCTCATGGAGAATTTATCATTTACAAAATCAGCAATTAAAAGAGATCCATCTTTTTTCTCTTCGTATTTCCAATCATTATATTGTTCGGGATTTGGATAACAATCCTCTTTCTCGCCATGATTAAAAAATTTAGGAAATCCGCACGACAAAACATTGCCTTCTTTATCAGTAATTAAAGATCTAAAAAATAAATTATCCTTGCTCCATTTTGCATCTATCTGCGGAGTTATTAAGCGACAATCTAATCCGCAAAATTTACCTGCCGAAATATTAAAATTACTTTCTTTAAAAAGTATCTCAATTTTCATTCGATTTCGTCCTCTGGGGTCCAAATTTTTCCAATTCCCAAGATTTTATTTTTCCAATTGCGGACATGCGTTTCGAGGTCTTCTTTTAGGATATCAGAAGCCAGCCTTAGGATTCTTAGGTTTGGCCATGCTACTGGTCTTGCTTTTAAGATTTCAGAAAGTGAATTTTCTATTGTTCTTCCGGACATAAACAGAGCAATTATTCCAATCGCGGTTGATCTGGACATACCGGCGAAACAATTAACTCCGAGACTGTGAGGTTTATCATTTTCGGCAAATGGCTTTAGGAATGTAATAATATTTTGAATATGTCTGCTTTGGGGAGCATCTGCTTCTAGGTGCTTCCATTGAATGCCGTCTTCGTCCGACCAATCTGCGAAAAACTGATGAAAGTGTTTTACTTTCTTTTCGTCAAAATTTTTACGCATTCTGTTGATTTGTTTTCTGTCTTCTTGTCCAACGGCAGAAACCCAAATATCATACTCCGTATTATTTTTATTAAAACTATAGCTTTCAGCTTCTGCCAAGTTAGTGATTTTAATTTTATTAATCATTCGATATATTGATATATTTCATTTATATCCAGAAGTCTATGTGTGCAATCAACTTGTTTTTCGGTCCAACTGGAGTGAAAATGTCCATACAAATGAAGTCTAGGTTTGCATATTTTAAATATTTCATCCATTACTGATCGTTCATCTGTAAGATCTTCTAATAAATAAGTATCTTCTTTAGCCCAACCATAAACCATTTCGTTAAATTGTTGAGGAAAACACCAAGAGGGGGCGGTATGAGTTACAAGAATATCAACTTTTTGGCACTTATCTTTATCAAATACCAGTTTTTCATCTTTCCAATAAGATATTCCTTCTTTTCTTCCCGTACGGTCAATAGATGTAGCCCCGCCGATAAATTGAATAAGTTTAGAATTGTATTGGCAAACCGAGTAATCTTCGATTAATTCAAAATTACTCAAACTTATTTTGTTCTCTACATTATAATAGTAGGGGTCATCGTGGTTGCCCCTAATAGACATGAATGTAATATTTTTATTTTTAAATTCATCATTCAAATAGTTTATCGTTTTTATTTGATTTATGTTATCGATAAATCCTATTCCTGAATCTCCCACGCTAATAAGATAACAATCGCTTATTTTCTTATATTCTATAATGCCAAGCAATTGAGTCCAAGCTCCATGATGATCCCCCAAAAATAAAATAGGCTTTTCTTTGTCTAAAATTTTAATTTCACCACTCATCTTCATCGTTTCTTTCTTCTATGAATTTCTTTTCTTCTTCTATTTTTTCAACCAAAATCTCTTTTAATTTTTTCAATGCTTCATCATAAGATAAACATTCTATATCTTCAAAATCGTGTAAAATGTAACCATGGTGTTGGACTGTATAAACAGGAGAAAGTCCATAGCTCCACTTTGTTTCTATATACCAATGACAGTCTCTGTCTTTATGGTGATCTTTGCCTATGAGGTGATACCACTCATCGGTTAATTTTGTAATTTCACTTATAAGACAGTCCATGTGATTCTAAATATTCAGTAAACATTAATTCAATATCGGCATCTTCGTTATAGATGTAATCAAATAACCAATCATCTAGACTATTATCTTTCAAATTTAAATCATTAAATAATTCCGCGTAATACTTTTCTTGTACTATTCGCAATTCATTAATGAATGTTTTAGCTTTGTTGATGGCGTCATCTGGATGTTGTCCTGATTTTGTGTAGTGTTTTTTATTCATGGTTTGATTTGTAAGGTTCCTCTACAATCACATAATATGTTCCAGCAACGTCTTCTATTCTGGTTTTGTTTCCCGTGGGCAAAGGTTTCTTTTTAAAAGAAGAATATACTATATCCCATGCCTTTTCATAATCTTTATTATTCATTGCCTTCCTCATGGATTCTTGCTTACCTTGAGGTATTCTGAATTCTTTTTGAGGTTTCCAATATCCCTTAATTGAATCTAGAAATTTAGGGGCAGGTATACCGGATATTTCTAAAGGACCATCACCGGAGACATCACATATGCGTCTCATTCCACCATTTCGTTGATAATGTAAATATTGTTCAATTGCCTTTTTGATCTCCCAAGCAACTGTACCATCCTTCATTTCTTCACACCCTACGCCAAACGAGGAATTTAGATGTTCTAAATGAGGTCTGTTTTTTTTACTCTTCCACTCGTCACTTTCTTTTATAATGGTTCCATTGTCATCGTATGTATTATTGTACATATCATAGAATCCACCATGCCCGTCATATTCTCTGTTTGGGGTAGGAGGAAAAATAATGAACCTAACACTGTTTTCAATAAATTGACCCTCTTCGTAAGTAATATTTATATCCCCAAAAGCTTGACCGATCGCCATTTTAATTTGACCCGAGCGGAGACGACTATAAACCTCTAAAGCAGTTGTCAGAGTTGAAAGGTGTCTCTCGTCAAACTCGATTAATACTTTTTCGGAATCTATTTTTTTCTTTTTCATTATAACCAAGTGACTATAATCTTAGTTTTAGAATTTGTCAATTGTTTTGTGACTAATATCTATAATTAAATTTTGATATATAAAGTGGAGGCGAGGGGAGTCGAACCCCTGTCTTTATTTTTTACGCTAAAAGGTCGTTACATGTTTGGGTATATTTAACATTTTAGCTATCTTACGATAACGAAGACAAAAGGCTGTTTGGTTATACTAACCGAGTTTTGTGTCTGCCTATATGTGTGATTAAAGACCACATATCGCCTCTGTGTATTTTTTTCTATGATCTCTAACAGTTCATCAAAACCTCTGCGTTTCAAAATAGTTTTAGAGGATCCACTATTAGGCTCTTAGGCTGCGAGTTCGTACTCGTCCTCACAACCAACGAGGAACTCGTCGGCGTGATTGATGATGTACTCAGCTTCAGCTAGGAGATCAGAAGTATCGTCTTCTGCATTTAGTTTTTTAATCGATTTTTAAAGAGGCCATCGATTAACCTCTACATGCGTTTTTAGTTTCATAAATAAATCGAAACCAGTGCGCCCCCAAATTTCAAAGATCATTACCACTGATTTGCATTGCTGGCTCAATGGTCAAGCCTCTGTAGCATTTCTATCTCTGATAGAACATAAATGTAAATGAGGCGTTTACCCGCGACGCCTCTGGCTAAACCGCGTCTAAAAAGACTGTCGGCTACTTTACGGTCTCGCCTGATTAGTAAAAATATTCATTGGCTACCGGGTTTTTAACCCGTTGGGCGAATAATTTTTATTATCCCTGCCTAATCGGGACTAATCTATATTAGATATATACACTTTTGTTTTTAAAAGTCAAACTCTTTTATTAAGAGATGAGCTTCTTCTTCCAGCTCATTTAAATCCAGCATTAGCTTAGTAGCCAAAAGCTCATTTTCATAAAAATGATCCAAGGTTTTATCCTTCATTGAAGCGATTGAGTCTATAATTTCACTTATTTCGGTTAAGTGACTATAATTGTCGGTTAATTCGCTCATTTCTTTTTACACCAGAAGTCGTAATAACCTTGACCCCCCTTCTTTTTTAATTTGACTCCACTGTTTTTTTATTTTTTCATAATCTATAGAATTATTAGGAGAATTATTATTCATACTTAAATTTTATTCATCTGACACATCAGATAAATAATTGTTTTTTTTACTTTTTTGTTGTCTTTCTGCTTTTCTTTGCTTTTTTTGATCTTCTGAAAGAATCCCGAGAATTTCTTCCCTCCAGGTTCTGTTTGCTTCCCTCCTTGGAGGAGTTGCCTCTCCGGGCTTTGATTTCTTTTTAAGTTGTTCTCTCATTTCTTGCATAATAAGAGACTTGTTTGAGTGCCATACTCCTAGGTTCATTTTTTTATTTTATTCTATTTTAATTGTTAAAGCTATTTCCGTACAAAAAATACTCTCCGACTTTTTTAAAGTTATTGCAATGTATAATTCTGTTTTCTTCCCATAATTTTGTATCTAATTCTAGATAAGATGATTCACTAGAGTCGTCTATTTCATTTATCAACAAATCTGCTTCTTTTTTTTCGCAAGCGAGTGAGAAAAGCGCCGCTTGTGATCTTAATTGATCAAAGGTTATATTTTTGTATATGATGGTCTTTTGATTTTCTTCGAAAAGATCTGTTAAATTTTTGACAGGGAATCCGACGCTTACAATTTTTAAATTATTTTTCGTTAAGTTTTTAATAGAATTATTTAAAATACTTCTTGCTTCCTGATTTAGGAAAAGCCCGTTTATTAGAAAGTTAGTTTTCTTCTTTAAGAAAGTTAAGCATATTTTTTCAAATTCTTTTTTTACTAATTCTTCTGAATTTTTGTCTATTGGGATATAAGATCCAACTATTTTTTTTCTTATTTTATGTAGCTCTATAAGCTTGTACTCTGCGTTTTCTTTTACAAATTGTTTACAAAACAAATTCTTTTTTACAGAAAGCGGTCCGTAGCAATATACTAATAAGCTCATTATTCTTTAATAGAAATCTTTTTTTTGATTCTTTGAATTAGAGAAAAGATTGTCTTGTGTGGAATTTCATTTATAGAGGTCCAGTTTTCTGCCTCCGCAATTCCTTCTTTCACAAGAGTTTCTTTTATTTTATCAAAAGAAATATTCGCTTTAGCCATGGCGTCTTTTAAAACATTTGAGGGATGACTGGCTGATACTTGTGCTTCGACCCCGGACTCCGTATGAACGACGGTTTGATTCTTTGAATCGCCAAGTTCGTCGCTTCCAAGAATATTAATTCGCAAAAAGTTTCTGACAGATCTAACAAAAGCCCTATTTTCCGCGATAGCCATAAGAAAATCTTTTGCAAAGCTTTTTGTATTATCTAAATGCGCATCTGCAAGGGATTCAAATTCTACTTCTTTATTATTGGTTTCGAAGTTTGGGAGCCATGTTATCTTGCAGGAAACTGCAACGTGATTTTGAGTGCAGTTAAATACGTTGTATTGTACCTTAGAATATCCTCTTAAATTTGCTAGATCTTTAATTCCGCCTAATAGGATTAAAAGTTGCGAGTCTTCTAGCTCATCAATATTTAGATTTTTATTTTCTGTTCCAGTTGGAAACTTTGAAAGATTGGGGACTAAATATTTTGAATCAATCATCTTGCGCCAATTTACAAGTCCATCATCTGTAAATTCATAACTTTTATTTAAAAGTAGCCCGCTTTCATCTCTTTTAAATTTAAGCACGGGATTTTCCGAGCTTTGATTTTCGTTTTCTAGCTGAGGGTCTTCGTTTTTTTTATTCTTTGACATAATTTATTTTATAATTAAATATTATATAAATAACAATTTTCTAATTCTTTACCTAGAGCTTTTAGGTCTTGTATGTCAGACAGGGGCTGAGTAAATTTATTTGTAGGTTTATTTTCTGATAGTGCGGCTCTCGATAAGAATACTTTGTTATTGGAGTAAATAATACGAGAACTTTTAAATATTGTCAAATTATTAATTTTTTTATTAATATCTTCTGTTATGCATGTTTCCCAACTTGTTTGATTTAAAAAAGAAATTCCTTGAATATTCAAAAATTTAAATTTTAATTCGGATACTTCTTCTTCTGAAAAGTTTTCTTTAATTAAAGCAACTTTAATGTTGAATCCTAGCTTTTTTGCATAATTAATAAATTCGATTGATTTACCAATTGAATCTAATGAATTCTTTTCTATATGAAAAACAAAAGAAATGATATTTTCCTTTATTCTGTTATCTTTGAATTTCGCCAAATCGAACGGTCGAGAAGTAATAATTCCGCACTTTCTTTTTAATAGGTTCATCAAAGCTGAATTAATATTGTGGTCAGATATATCTGAATCAAGATAATCAAATCTAATATTTAATGGAATTCCTGTTCCGTTATTTAATTCTATTAAATTGTCGGGCACAAATTCAGTTGAAAGTCTTGGGTAATTTTTGCCAAAAAAAAGTGATTCTAAGTTGTTATTCCGAGATAAGTCTATTTCTGGTATGGCTAGGGACATTTTTTCTAAAATTTCTTCTGGCTTGATTCTATCAATGCATCTATCTGGATCTTCTACTGCGTATTTTGGTTTTTTGCCTTCAAGCGGAGCCATTATTGTAAATTGCTTTCCGTTATTCCAATACGGACCCGCGACTTCTGGCTGTATCGTAGAATACAAACTTACAAGAGGTGTTCCAAAAGCTGAACTAACGTGGGTAGAAAAACTATCGTTTCCAATGAAAAAACTTGCATTTTTTAATACGAAGCATGTTTGATGGATATTAGTTTTACCTTGTAGATTTATACATTTAGACAAAGGAGCGTCTTTTTCTTCTCCTATTTGTATAATTTCAAACCCTGCCTTTTTTGTTTGCTCGTGTATGAAATCTACAACATCTTGATAATATGAATAATTTTTTGATGCCATTCCGCTGCTCGGATGAATAACAATATATTTATTACTTGGGAGCGGATAATAAGATGTATATATATATGGTTTTCCAAGTTTAGATGGGCTAATTCCGCAACTTAAACTATATTTTTCTAATAGGTGCATTTTTTTTTTATTAAAGTAGTAATTTGTTTATTCCGTTATGGATATAATTCATTGATCTTTGAGTTGAAAGATGCGGGGTAAAACATATGTCAAACCATCCTGGGTGATCGCCAATTCCCTCCATAAGCATATGGTTTTCCATATCTTGCATGTAAGGTATCCAATTTGTTATATTTTTATTTCCTTCAAAAATCTGTTTATATTTAGAATCAGAGGAAACATATAAATCCCAATTTTCAAAATCATATATGCTTCTAAGACTTTCTATTACTGCAGTAGAAAGAAAGCAGTCTCCTATTGATCTAGGTATAACATATAAGATTTTCTTTTTTGAATTTTTCAAAATAAAATTATCTAGAACGCTTTTCTTGTTAGTTTTATTTTGTTCTTCTAAGTCTTTTCTGGCGACGTGCCTAAAGTATTGTTCTATTTGATTTCTTTCAACATTTTTTGACAATTGATCCATCCAATATAAAAATCCATCGTCATCATCTGATACTTCTCTAATTAAAATGTTTTTATAAAGAGATTTTACCCATTCTTTATTTGCTAAATTTCCATCTATTAATGCATCTGGATTATGATTATGGTTATTTTTTTGAGAAAAGTTACTTTCTTCATCTTGGTCTACAAAAGGAGAATTGTCTATAAATTTTTCTATATTTCTGCCAACGTTTTTAATTGAAAAATTTTTTATTACCCATTCTCTAGCTAATTTACCATTCTTCTTTTTTTCAGAAGGTGACATTTTAATGAATCTATCAAGTTGGTCTGCTATAGAATCAGGCTTAGTGGATGCTTTTATAAATTCTGTTCCATGTTCTATATATTTATCCCATTTTAATGGAAGAGAATGAGCTTCCTTTTCACAGCATTCTTCTCCACAACTGTAATTTGTAACAAGAGTAATTAATTCTGTAAGTTTGGCTTCTTGAATGGGTATTTCTTGACCGCCGCTTGTAAACGGATGAGCGTAAACGTCCATTAAGTTATATACCTCATTCAGTTGTTCTTCAGTAACTCCCAAGCCTACAGACGTAGTTCTTTGAGAGTTTTTAGTCCCACAGTGCTTACAGTTTTTTCCCTCTGCGGATAAAGGGACCTCTATTTTTTGTCCGTCTTTTGTTAACTTAAGGCTTCCATTCTCGTTTTTTTCAAAACGAGAGTCTCTATCGTCAAAGGATTTAACTTCATAATTATTACAAACGGGACATACGTATGTAGTCAGTATTTCTTTTGTATCAACATTATATTGATCAGCTTGCGATTTTATATTCCACCCTTCTGAAAAACTTGTATGAAAAAGCAAGTATGTATTTTTAATTTCTGGATGCCTATCTTTCCAAATTTTATATCCTTCGATTAAGTTAGGAACTAGCTTTCTTAATTGATTTCTAAAAACAAAGCCTATAATAATAGCATCTTTAGGTATATTATTTTTTAATCTGAGCTGTTCTCTGTCTTTGTCTTCCAATCTAAAGAATTGATTTGACTCAATTGGTCCATGAACTGTTTTAACGTGCTTATGACCAAATTTGTGAAGGGCTTTTTCTGCGAAATTACTCCATACCCAGTAATTTTTTATATCCTTGGCTCTTTTTACCGCTGATGGAAGAATAGGGAGTGAGTCAAGAGTTGTCCATATGCAAGTGGTAATTTTACTAAACCAATTTTTTTCTATTGAAAAGTCTACGCCCCAAAAATCTTGAACACCAATATATACGTCTGGCTTTATTGTTTTTACGTATTCGTCAATTGTTTGGCTTCCATATCCCGCCATTCTTAAAGCGGATGGATCTTGTGATAATTGGTTATTTTTTTGAAAATCTGAAACAACGGCTCCATAACTTCGCCACGGGGTAGTCTCTAGCTCTGGGGTGCCTTGAACTACTCCGCAACAAACGTGATGAATTTCATATTTTTTAGTTTCGTAAAGATACGAAAGAAGAGTTTTCATGGCTCTTCCAAATCCTGTTTTTACAAGTGTAAAATCGGAATGAAATAAAATCTTTTTTTTTCTCATTGATTATTGTTATCTTTGTCTTGGGTTAATTGAGTTTTAAAAATTTCCTCTAGACTTAACTTAAGCCACTCCCTTAGTTTTATGGATTCATCATTTGTAAAACCTACAGAAAATACGTTTTCTTTATCTTTAGAATCGGAAACTCTAAGCCCAAAGCCAGCCATAACATTATCTTTAATATAAGGAGCAAAAGAAATTGAAACGCCTGTGTCGTTATTAAATTTATGGAAAGTTGACCATTTTTCTTCTTTCTCAATTGATCTTATAATTCCAGAAACTTCTATATCATTAAATTTGATATTTTTTTTAGCTTTTGGATTTTCTTTATTTTCTTTGAAAGAACCAATTTTTTTATTTTGATCCCAGCTAAATTGTTTAATAAAAGAGACATACACTCCAGCGTCTGAGGGGTTAAATGATAATGATACCGCAACACCCTTGTTTAATGAATTCGGCTTATAAAATTGAATATTATTTAATCGCATATTTTTTTTAGTTTATTTAACTAAATATTATATATTATGCAACCTCTTCTTCAATTAAATCTTGATCTTTTAGATCTCTTAAAGCCATATATATTTTTGCGCTTTGGATTCCAATTTTTTCAGCATAACAAGCGTTTCCATCTTTTTTGTTTGCCTTAACAACCAGTACGTCGCCTTCTTCTGGTAGTTTTCCGCCGTTATTTTGACGACATTCTTCTAGCTTATCTCTTTTGTCACTGCTAAATACGAAGCAGTCTATTTTTCCACCCTCGTCTGACAGTTCATATTTTACATACGGATTGCCATTTTTGGAAGTTCTCTTGATTACGTCTGTAACTATTCCAGCAAAAAATATTGACGCTTTCTCTTTAGAGTTATTGCATTCTTCTATACTTTGGATGTTTTCATTTTTTTGTTTAAAAATCGCACTTAAGCTTTGACTATATGGCATTCCAAGTAGCTCTTTTTCATAAAAGAAGTTAGCCAGCTTTTCATTTCTGCTATTTAATAGATATATTGTTTTGAATCTGTCATAGTCTTTTTTGATTGTTGCAAACCTTGAATCTTTTATTATTAATTTACCCTTGTCGTCTTTGATTTCAGTATTAAGCGCCTTTAATGCGGTTAAAACGTCTTCAAATCTACCTTGCTCTACAAGCTGTTTAACTATTACCTTCTCTTTATCCTTTAAGACATTCCATGTTTGAGCTTCAAGAACCATTCTGCTTCTGGTTTTTGTATTTAAACTCTCTAGCGCTCCAGCTTGAATAAGAGCAGAAAGAACGCCTATTGAAATCTTCGCTTGCTTTGCGGCGATAAATAAATCAATTTTAGAATTATATTCTCCTCTAAAGTTAATCATCTTTTCGATTACTTTTTTACTAATTCCTTTCACTGCGGAAAGACCATATCTAATATTATTCCCTTCGATTTCAAAGTCTTCTTTGCTTTTCGCTAAGTCTGGAGGTAGAAGAGTAATGCCAAAATGCTTCATTTCTTGGCTGATTGTGCTTATTTCTCCAAGACTGTCTTGTTCATTTTTAGCCATTCTTAAGAGTGCCAAGAAAAATTCTTTTGGGTGATTGAATTTAAAATAAATCGTGAGAGCCGCCATTGCTGAATAAGATATGGAATGAGATAAATTGAATTGATATCCGGCGCTGTCTTCGCAAACCTTCCAAATTTGATCGGCTGTTTCTTTTTTTAAGTATTGCTTTTCGCATTGTTCGTAAATTTTGGGCTTCCACTTAGCGATTTCTTCTGGAAGCTTTTTCCCAATTGCTCTTCTAATTTCTTCAGAGTCAGTAAGCGAAAATCCGATTTTATTAAACATAGCCATCACCTGTTCTTGATAGAGACAAATGTTACCGGTTTTTTCTAGTACTGATTCAATTACTGGATCGATTTCAGGCTTCACGCCTGTTAGTGCATATGTAGCATATTGATCAACGTAATCTAAAGCTCCTGGTCTTGCAAGCGCCACAACCGCACTAAGTTGATCTAAGTTTTTTGGTTGAACTTTTTTACAAACTTTATAGTTGGTATCTGCTTCAATTTGAAACAACCCTTTTGGGTTTTTTAATTCCTGAAGATGTGCGTAAATATTTTCATAGCTTTCTAGATCTATATTTTTATAATCAACTCCGACTAGTTTAGATACCTCATGAATAACAGAAACACTTTTCAACCCAAGTAGGTCTAGTTTGATATTGATCTTAGTAGCCCAATCCATTGTAAAGGAAGAAACAGACTCTTTGTCGGCTGTTAATTCTGTTGGCGTAGTTTTATTTATATCGTCAAAGCTAACAACAATCCCGGAAGCGTGAACTCCTTTGTTTCTAATAAGATCTTTCAATTTTAAAGATGTTTCGTATATTAATATATTTTCATCGCACCAATCTTTAAACTCTTCGCTGGTTTCATACATTTCTTCTGGCTCTGCAACTTTTCCGTACTTTGAAGTAAATAGAGATGTAATTTTATTCATTTCCGTTTCTTCTTTTTCTCCAATAATCTTGCCAGCGTCTTTAATTAGAGCCTTTCCGGAAAGGGTAGAAACCGTTAACATCTTTGATGTTCGGTTTGGATATTTTTCCTCAAGATATTTTACTACTTCTTTTCTTCTGTAGTAGCAGATGTCACTATCAATATCAGCAATCATCTTTCCATCAAGATAGGTTATTCCGTCGATAACCTGTTTCTTTGCTCTTACCTCTGATACGAAACGTTGAAAGAAAAGCCCGTATTTGACTGGATCTATTCCTGTTACGCCAAGAAGATAAAGAACTAGGCTTCCAGCCGCGCTTCCTCTTCCAAGTCCAGTCGGTATATTGTTTTTATTGCAAAAGTTAAAAACATCCCAAATAATTAAAATATAATCTACGAAATCAAGCTTAGATAACGTTTCCACTTCTAGCTTAACTCTATTCTTATATTCTTCAATATTTAACCCGTCCTGTTTCCATTTTTTTATATTTCTTTTGAAGCCTTGATTGCAAAGCGTTTGCAATATTTCTAGATTTGAAGCTCCTTCTTTAATATCATACTCGTCTCTATCTTTTGCCGATAAAGAGATTGTGGGGCACCTTACTCCGTAAAGAGGAAGCTCTATATTTTTAAAGTTTTCTATAAACATTTTATAATTAAATATCTATTTGATATTTTAGTTTGTTCCAAATTTGGACATTGAGTTCAAGATCATACAATCCATCATGTAGCTTAGATTCATCATACTGTATATTGAAATTTGATGCAACCTTTGAAAGAGAATTTTTTGACCCCTTGATTATTTTATTAAGAACCTTGTATTGATAAAAAATAAAATCATCTCCTTTTTGGTATGGAATATTATTAAAATATCCTTTTGCAATTGCGAAGGTATCAAATACGGGTTTTTTTGATAAAATATCCGGATAGGGTCTTCCTAGTTTATTGTAAATGCATTTAATTAAATAAATATCAAACCCTAATATATTGTGCCCCACGATTCCATCGCAGTTGTTTAAGTTTTCAGATAGTATCTTTAGAGCTTCTATTGGCTTGATCCCTTCTCTTTCCATTCTTTCTTTTGAATACGAGTGAGCCATTGCTTCTGCCCCTTTTGAAAATTTAAAATCGCTGCCCCAATTAATTAAAATATTTTGATTCTCTCCCTCGACTACTCCTCCTACCGTGTTGATCATCGCCATCTGCCAAGGCAGGTTGAATCTGTAATTAAGACAAAGGTTTGCTGTTTCAAAGTCAATGAAAAGCAATTTAATTTTTTTATTAAATCTAATAAGGTTTTCTTCCATTTTATGAATCCAGTTTTTCTAAAAGTGACTCTGTGCAAAATTCATCACTACATAGGTGATCAAGATTAGGTTTTTGTAAAGTTGATTTTTTACCAATACATTTCATAGTTAAATATGCGAGGAAATCATCTTTCATCTCGTAAAAGATGGACTGCATCCTAATTATTTCGCATTCTGCGTAGTTTTTAGAAAGATGTTCAAATAGAGATTTTTTATAGACCCTATCAAATGGAATGGAATTATCTTCCCAAAAGAATGTTGGACAACTCCAAAAATCGGGAGGAAAACAATTGTACATTTTCATGTGGTTATTAAACAAAAAGCTGTCATAAAACGGAACCCCTATATCTAATGAATCGCTCCATAACTCTTTTAGAGTTTTAAAATCTAACCTTGGTACGTAGTAAAATCCTTTTGATGACGCTGTTGAAAAAATCCTACAAAGTGACTCATATCCATTTGAGTCTTTCAAAAAGATAATGTATTTCGACTCTGTTTTTATTGAGTTTTCACTTTTGTCGTTTATATCGGCGCAAAATGTTAAACGAAGTCCGAAGTTTAATTTTATCCCCGTACTTTTAGCGTTATAGTAAGCTTCTAAGAAGCCGCTCATGTTGTCGTCTATTAGGAAAGAATTTTGCAGATTGTAATTTTTTATCAATCCAAAAATAGATCTTGGTCCAGTCTCGGGGTGAGACTCCGAGAGGGTAAGAATACTTTTATTCAGAGAATAATGAGACTTAAAAGCTGGAATAATCATTGTTGATTATTATGTATATATTTTTTTTAATTAAAAATCAAGGAATTGATTGCTCTTGAAGGCCGGGCAGCCTTCATAGAGCACTGTCTCAACTTGCCAGTTTTTATTTTTTGCCGCTTTTTCTTTTGCCTCATCAAGTTTTAAATGAGAAGACACCTCTGCGTCTTTACCTGTTTTTGTGTCGTCTTTTACTTTATAAAAAGTCATTTTATTTTTGTATGGGCATATCCACTTGCCCCTTCCGCATAGCCATGACTTTTCTTTGTCATTAACTGCGAGATTATTTTTCGCCGAATCCTCGTTAAGGTTTTCAAGTATTTCGGTTATGTACTCCAGGTAATGCTCTAGTCCATCTAACTCTTTTTCAGAAAACTCATTATGTTGATAAGGGTCTTCTGGAAATCTCATGAAGAAAAAGCTTGCCTTGTAGTTTTTATAATTTTTCCATATCTTTCTTGCTACAAGTGAATAAATCATAGCTTGGATATTTGCCTCCTCGTCTTCTCCTTTGAATTTTTTTGAAGAACTCTTATAGTCTAGGATTCTTAGAATTGTCCCTCCCTCTTCTTCTGAAAGTCTGTCTATAAATCCTCTTACTGCGTATTTAGGATTTTCATTTACTATATCGAATTCGTATTCTGAATGAATTATTTTATTTTTTGATTCTAAGAATTCGAATTTTAACGTAGTCATTACCATTTCGCATACGCTCTCCCAATTATTTTTAGCGCCATATTTTACTTTTATTGGTTTGACTTGCTCGTTAAGATCTAATTTTTCTTTTTTAAATTGTCTTTCTAAGAATTTTTTAACAGCTGGAACTTTTTCTGGACTTCCCGATAGCCATATTTTTTGAACAAAATGGATATGTTTAGGCTTTGATATTAACTCAAATAAATTATGAACAACCGTCCCTCGGGACGCTCCACTGTTTCCAGACTGCGGTATTTTTAGATTGTAAGAGGCATAGTACTGCCAAGAGCAGGACGAATATGTTTTTATTTTTGAAGCGCTTAGATATAGCGGTTTGTTTTTTATTTGTTCTTCCATTGTAATATTTGTTCTTCGGTCATAGATCCAAAGTCGTTTAACTCTGGTAACTTTATTGAGATTTGATCTTTCGAAAAAAAGGTTTCAAGCGTTTTCTTAAAATTTCTTGCCGCTATATTTCCTGAACCATTAGTTTTACCATTTGCAAAGTCGTTGTTAAATGCTATTGTTATCAAGGATGGGTCAAGTTCAACAAGCAGATAACAAATGTGTTCCAAGGAATTTAACCCGAAAGAAATAATAAAATTTTTGATACCGGCTTGCCATAGACTTAGTCCGTCTCCGATGCTTTCTATTATAATACATTCTTTTTGATTTTGAATATGCTCCCTTGTGAGGAAAAGAGGATAGTTCCAGTCGCTCCTTTTGCCTATATGTTTCCATTTTATTTCATTATTTGAGTAAATTGACCTTCCTGAAAAACCTCTTATTCTCTTGTCTTCATCGAAGATTGGAAAAACATATCTACCAGCCATTTTTCCAGTACAGCATAGTCCTCCTCCAAATTCAGCGAGAGTGTCATTTTTTATTCCTCTTTTATTCCAATAAGTACTATTATTGGATAGCTTTTTTAAAAGTTCTGGATCAAAAAACTTAATATAATCTAAGCTTATTTCTTCTTTCATTTTCAAAGTAGAAACAGAAGAAGCATTTATTCCATTTTTTTTTATCCAGTTTTTGCCTGTACCAAAAGAAATTCCGAGAGTCTTTTCAACTAACTGCTCTATTCCTCCTGATTCATTTCTGGCAAAATCTACCCATTTGCCATCTAATTTATTTATCTTTAAGGATGTGTCATTATCGGAGTCTCTATAAAGAGGCTTTGATCTCCATTCTTTTCCTCTATCGTTTAATTTGTACCCAAGCTGTTCTAATACTTGCTTTACATCTTCGGGATTATAATAGGTCGTCGTTTTCATTTTTGTCAACTGTTTTCCCATTTTTATCAAAAATTTGAAATTTTAATCCTCCCTTTTTTACCAAGGAATCGAGACTTCCCTTTTCTTCTACGTTGAAATTTTTTACATCAAAGGAAATATAATTGCTGACGAATTTTTTTTCTCCGTCTATATTTCTTTCTACAAGATCAACATGCCCGGCTGCTTCTTTTCCTTGAAAGCGACTTGCGGTTGTAACCAGTTTATGGGTCCCCCAGTCTTCTCCGTCTTCAGCTATTTCATCAATAGTTTTTCTTCTAAAGATTCCAACGTAAGAGGCGAACCATTGGAGTCTATCTGAAAGAGCGATGGCAGAAGAATCGTCTGAAAAGCTTCCGGCTTTTTTATTTTGACTTTCTCCGCTTCGGTTCATTTGTGTCGAGGTTAAGATAACGCAATTCAGTTCCTCTCCTAGTTTTTTTAATTTATCTGTTTTGTCTCCAATTACTTGATATTCTTTCCACGATTCGGAAACTCCTTCTCCTGTCATTTTTAAGTAATCGTACGTTATAATCGCCTTCTCTCCTCTTCCAACTTTTGAATAATACCATCTTCTGGCAATAGAAAGAATCTCATTCGTGCTTTTATTTCCGACTTTTAAATGGTGAAATTTAAAGTTTTTGATTTTGATCCACGTGGCTTTAATTTTTTGTGTCATTTCTGGATTTTTTCTCCAGTTTCCGGTGTCGATGTACCAGAATGGTACTCCGGATATAGAGGCGATAAGCCTTTTTTGGACATCCAGTGTTTCCATTTCTGTATCAAGATACAAACACGACACTTGACCATTATATGTCTCGTTGCATATTTTATAATTTAAATCACAAAGCATGGTCGTCTTGCCGGACTTTGGTCTGGCGACAAAAGCATAAAGATTTTTTGGTCGAAGACCTCCGTAGAGTCTGTTGAAGTCTTTGAATGGGGTTAGAAAGCCTGAGTCGTCAACTGGGTTATTACCAATTTCTTCGATTTGAAATTGAGCATCCTCGAAAATATTTGTAGGTTCGTCAAACAAATCATATGCGCTTATTTTTTCGTTATAAATAGCGTCAGCAGCAGAGATGATTTGATCAGCAGACATCTCTTCTTTTGCGGACATTCTTGATTTTAGCTTTTCTGCTGTTTCGTAGATCTCTCTTCTTATTGTTAGCGTTTTTAATGTTTTAGCGGATTCTATAAAAGCTTTTTCAGATAGATTAATTAAGCTTAAACTTTGCAAGTACTCGTATGGATTTACGCTATTTTTAAATGTGATTCCTAAATTTTTTATCTTTTCGCTAATAAGAACATTGTCAATATCTTCTGACTGACCGATACTTGACTTTATCACAGAGAAAATTATAGAATGAATATCATGATAGAAGTCTTTTTCATTAATAAAGCTATCAATTTCGTAGAAATTTTTTGGATATTTTAGACATCCAGCGATAACGTGCTTTTCTACGGGTAGAGAATAAATCATAAGGCTTTTTATACTTTAAAATATTTTTTAGATTTTGTCAATTGCTCTATTCATTATCGTCATCGCCATCTTGACCGTATAAAAAGGATATGTCTTTTTTTATTCTTTCTTTTCTGAATTCTCTTTCTGCTTCGAGCCAGTCAAGCGCAAATCCTTTAACTTGAGATTCTTGACCTATTCCATCAAAGCTTTCATATATTGATGGTTTGTTTTCTGAATCCAGAATAAAAATTAAATAACCACCTCCACTCATCTCTTCTAGTTGAGATAGTATTGATTCTGGAAGTTCGAACTGATGATTGTATTCTTCACTCATAGTGTAACTGAAAATTTGCTTTCTATTCCTTTTCTATTTAAATTTGTCGTTTCGTAGTCGTATATTTCTATTAGTTTTATATTATTAATTTCCAACCATTTTATTTTTTGAAAATCTCGCTTTATTGATTTGATGAATCCGATTCTGGTTTTATGAAAAAATTTATTAAAAGCTTCGTGTTGTTGTCCAGAAACTTCTACAGCTATCATCTTTGTAAAATTAATTAAATCCACCCTCAGTCTGCTTCCTGGGATGATAAACTCTTCACAAACCGAATCTCCAAGCCAAAAATCTTTTAAAAACTGCTTTGTTCTATATTGAGGCGCACTGGCTCTTTTTGAACCCCAGTCTATTTTGTATTTTGATATGGATACATTTCTACTCTTGCCTCTTATATCAAGAAGAGTCATTAGCTGGTGCAAATTTCTTTAAATTTATTAAAGAGATACTTGGTGGCTTCCTGATTGTTCGTGAGATAAGTTCTCAGATTGTCGATTCCTTGAATCGTTTCGGGAAAGTCAATTTTTTTTGATTTTAATTCTTCTATAAGAGAAGACTCAATTTTTATCCATGCTCCGGCTTTTTTTGCTAGCTCCCACATTATCATAAGGTCTGCTATTTCGTATTCTATCCAAATAGAGTTTCCTCCATTCTGGCTATGCTTAATTGGATACCTAATCTCTTTTCCGTCTTTTTCGTTTGTTGACTTTTTAAAAGTTATTTTAGCCCAATGACCTATATTTTCTTCTTTGCCATTTACGGAGGCGGTAATGTAGTCAGACTTATATCTAGGAGCGAATTCAAAAATCCAATCAGAGTAATGTAATAAAGCTGATCCGCCTGATGCATTTGTTAATCTTGGGTCGGTTTTTGCATATTGATTAATTTTAACTTCACTTCTTACTTGACTAATCATTGCGCAAATATGTCCGCCGACTGAAAAAGGCAAAGCCATTTTCTTTAAGAAGTGCGAAGATATTGCTGCTCCTCCGCTAACTTTTACCGCGTCTTCAAAAGTTTTATCCTTGTCTCCTTTGGGGATAAGAGCATCCATGCTGTCAATTATAAAAAAGTAAGAAATGTCTTCTTCATTATTTTGAACAAGTTTATGAATTAGATTAGCGGCGGTTTCGTATATGTTGGTTTTAAATATAAAACAACTTCCATCAGCCCAATCTTCAGCATCCTCTACAAAATTTATACCGGATCTGTCTACTACGCTTTTAGATAGCCTTCCCTCAGCCTTAATATATAAGCCTTTCCTATTCTTAGAAGATGTAAGAAAGCTTTTCATGATTGAAAGACTTGCGCTAGTTTTGCCTCCTCCGGAAACTCCGCTAAATCTAAGAATTGACGGATGTAGTCCGCCGCCAACTTCAATGTCAAAGATTAGACTGCCTGTTGAAACGATAAAGTCTTTATCTTTAACAAAGTTGAAGTGTTCCTCTTTGTTTGTTTTTAAATAGCTTGATAGTAATTCTTTTGAGTTCATTTTTATTTATTTTTTTATAAAATCCATTATTGTTTTTGGTTTTTTGGGAATCAAGGGTTCGTCTGAGCCAAGTTTTTTTTCATCTAGCTTTATTTCTTCTTTTACTTCTTTCTTTAACTCTAGGTTAAAAGTTGCGTATTTCTCATTCAAGTATCTTCTTCCGTCTCTGGTTAAGAACCAAGCTAGCGAGGGTAGCTGAAACTCCGGTCTGGCATGAAACCAGAATTCCGGATTAGGGCATTTATCTACCAAAGAGTTCATTATCTTGATCTCTTTGGCCCAAGGGATCTCCTTATGTCTTGATTTTGGGAGACGAAAGCAAGAAATAATAAATTCAGTCTTATAATTTTTTTGGTTATAAGAATCTTTATATTTATACTTTGACATTTATAATCATAAGTATAAACATTATTAGAATTATGTCAAGCTCTTTTGTCTTCGAAGAGGGAGCAATCTGCGCATATTTCTGGTTTTACGTCGATTATTGACCTTAACAGGCATTGATAAACTAGCTTTTTCTTTTTTCGACATGGGCAGCCGTCAAATATCTCAATTTGCTCTTCTGGCTTGTGCTTACAAAAATTAAATTTTTCTTCGCCACTCATATTATATATTACACGTTCGCAATATCGTTTTCTACCATTTTTTTTACAAGGCTATCAAATGTTATCTCTGGTTTCCAGTTTAATTCTTTTCTTGCTAGATTAGAATCTCCAAATAAAAGTTCCACTTCCGCTGGTCTATAAAACTTTGGATTAATTTCGACTAAAATTTGTCCTGTATCTTTTCTAAAAACTTCATTTTCTGGTTTTTTGTCTTCATGATTTAGATTTTTAAAAGACCAATGTCCTTTAATACCGGCTACTTCAAAGGCTTTTTCAACAAATTCCCTAACTGTATGCGTTTCATTTGAAGATAAAACATAGTCTTTTGGCTCTTTTTGGTTAAGCATCTTCCATATACCGTCAACAAAGTCTTGTGCGTGGCTCCAATCTCTTTTTGCATCAATGTTGCCTAATTCAAGTGGTGTAATTTTTACGTCGGCGCTTATTTCTTTTTTGATTCTGGCTACATTTGTTGTTATTTTTCTTGTAACAAATTCGACACCGCGTCTTTCCGATTCGTGATTGAATAACCATCCCTGAATTGCATACAAGCCGTACGACTCTCTATAAACTTTTACAAGTTGTCTAGCGGCAGCTTTGCTGGCTCCATACGGACTTCTTGGTTTTAATGGATGGTTTTCATCTTGAGGAACGTATGAAACGTTGCCGAATTCTTCGCTTGAGCCAGCTTGGTACATTTTACAATCTGGTTTATGTAGCCTAATTGCTTCAAGTATATCTAATACGGATGTAGAATTTGTAGCCCAGGTTTGCCTCGCAAAGTCCCAGCTACTAGCGACGAAACTTTGAGCTGCAAGATTTATAAAATATTCCGGCTGAAGCTTTTCAACGATTCTGCAAATAGAGTGTGAATCTGTTAAATCAAAATTAAGCAATAAAAATCTATCATGATTTATGTGCTTTATATTTGTATGGTTGTAAACGCTTAATCTTCTTACTCCTCCAACTATGTATAAGTCTGTATTTTTAAGTAAATAATCTACCATGTAGCTTCCGTCTTGCCCCGTGACACCTGTGACTATGCAAGTTTTTTTACCCGTCAATAGCTTAGATGCTTCATCTATATTTAAAATATTTACTGTGTCTATTTTTTTCCCAAAAAGGGTTTCTTGTATGTTATTGCTCATTTTTTATTATAATATTATATGTTATATTTTGTTATTATAAATAGATTAAATCTTTTTCATAATTTTTAATGCAATTGACTTTTAAGGTAAAAACATGAACTTGGTACTCTCCTATGCATTTAATTTTTTCAAAAATGAAATCAGACATATTTTGAATAAAGTAGAAAGCTTTTTGATCAAATTCATTTCCATTGAATGAAATTACTATATCTGTTTCAGTATTTGGATTAAAATCACTAATTAAATTAACTCTTTGATTTAAATCAAAAGAAGTATTGGGCTGTTCGGATGAGATGTAATCATATTTATTTTCTACAAAAATTTTACCACACCAAGGTTCAAGCAATTTTATTAAATCTAGTGTCGAATTCTTGATTACAAGCGAAATGTTATATTTTTTATTATATTGCGAATTTGTAAATCCCCATTTACGTATAAAGTTTTTATTCGCGTTTTGCTCTATTATTTCATGCCCTTCGGTTCTAGAGGTTTTGCTTACAAAATGATAAACACAGGCATTGGATATAACTCTTTTTAATCCAGAAATTTTGTACCTGACGTGAATATCTCCATCTGCGCTCCAGCACTGTGGGGGATTAAATGTTTTTTCGTCAAGTTTAATATAATTTTTCTTAAAACAGGCAATAAATAAATATCCACCGCCTTCATATTTTGCGTCATAATTTGAACAAAAATCTATGACGGCTTTTTTATTTAATGTTTTCAAATCATGGCCAAAGTCTCTAACTATTTTTCCTGGCTCTTCTCCTGGAAAACGAGGAGGTTCTATTCTGGCAAAAGATACTATTGAATGCTCGTCTAGATCCGTAAGTAATTTATTTTTAAAATCTGGAGGAACAAACATGTCATTGTGCAATAATGCGACTATATTGGTTGTTGCATTCTTTACAGCTATATTATAGTTTTCGCATAAATTAACGCGGATATTTTCAATATAAATTAAATTTTCATCTTTTATTTTTTGAAAAAAAAATGATGTGTCCGTCTCCGTGCTGCCCCCATTTGAAATTACTATTTCGTCTTCCGGAAAATATTCTTTTAAATTAAGATATATGCTTTTTGTATATTCAAAGTTATTAAATACTGGAATAACGAATGATATTTTTGTGTTGTCCATATTTTTTATCTTTTTAGTCCATAGAAATAAAGGTCGTGATGATTGGTCTCTATTTCGAATTCGTACTGATAAAACAAATTGTCTATATTTATTGATTCTCTTATGTCTTCTTCTGTTAAATTTTTATAATAATCATTGTTCCAATTTTCTCGAATTACATTCGGCATCGTTTTCCAATTTGAAAACTTTTTCTTATTTTCTTCTTCAAGAGATTTTACCCCATGAACTGGTCTTCCTGTTGTTGCGCATGTAAATAAGAATAAACCATTTGATTTTAATATTCTTACAGCGTTTTGAATGGTTTCTTTATAGAAGGGATTATGCTCAAAGCATTCGCATGAAATTATTACGTCATAGCTGCAGTCTGGAGCGTCGTACTCCTGGGCTGGGCAAACTATATCCACTCCCGGACCTGGACCAAGGTCTAAGCCTTTGTAGTCACACTCGTCGAAAAATTGATCTTCCGTGCCACAAACATTGAATGTGCCTATTCCAAGAACCTTCTTTTTATGGAAAAATTCGGGAAAAGTTCTTTTAATTTTATTTATGTAATTTATTTGTTCTATATGAGCCATGTTTATAATGTATAATTTTTTATTATGTTGTTCAAAAACTCTGCTTTTTTTTCTATTGCCGTTTCGAACTTCATTTCTAGAGTTGAAAAATTACAAGCGTGATATATAAATAAACCTTCGTGATTAAATGCATGACTTGGAAAAATCGCGGTATTGTCGCTTAAGCCTTTATAATTCCGAGCTAGCATTTGTTGAAAAATCGGTTGCTCTACAAAGAAATCGTTTTCTATTGCGATATTTACTATATCACCAATAACTTCCCTCATGTATTCTGAATTTTTGCAAAAAAATATTCCGGTATTTACATTCCAAAATTTTGAATCGTATGCTTGATTGGTTTCGCAGACTAAAAATTGCTTGTCGCGCTGCGCAAGATTTGGAAATATGTTTAAATTTATTTTTTCTTCTAATACTACAGCATCCGAGTCCATTAAAAAAAACCATTCAGTTTGCTTATCTGAGTCTAAAAGCTCCTTTAAAATAAACATTTTTGTCCAATATTTTTTATTTTTTTCGGACATTTTATCTGATGAGTATCTTTCTAGATTTTCACAAAAGCTCAAGTAGTTTATATTGTATAGTTCGAAATATTTTTTATTTTTAGGCTCTACGATTTCTTGTATAGATTTAAAGTTTTTGTCGAATGTCGAAAATGCAGTTATTTTATAATGTGTCATTTGCTTATCTTTCCATGGAGGCGTACATTGATAACTGTTTATCAACTTTTACTTTATCTTTTACGTGCAAAATACTATAAAGTTCAATTGGCTCTTGAATGATTGAGCCTTGGTTTTTTGCACCAGAAAGGGTTTCGTGAACTTTTCCGCTCCATTTTATATAGTCTACATTTTTATAAAATCTTCCTTGAAAATCTGGAAAACCCTTCCATCCCATAATGTTTTTTTCTTTATCTAGCTTTTCTTCATCTTCGTCTATTCCGTAAGTTTTATTTATTCTTGGTATCCATAATAGGTCTGTTTCATCTTTTTGCGCCACTTGTCTTAAAAAATAAATTAAACTTATTGGAATTTGTTCGTCGGCATCAATTTGAAATATATATTTTTTACAAGATAGGGCAAATAGTTGATTTTTAAATTCGGAAAAGTCTCTTTGAAAATTAAAGAAACTTATCTTTAACTTGCAATAAGAGGCGTGATTTATTATTTGACTTGTTACTTTATTAGAATCTGCAAGTATTACAATTTCTTCGTTTTCAAAAAGATATGGATGTAAACTGTTAATTAATCTTTTAAACTCGAATTCTTCATCTGCTACTGTTATTGCGTATGTTATCACTCAACGTATTCCTCGAAGTTAACCATAAGCGGATTCGATTTTCTGCCAGACCTGGAACTCATTTTTTCTCGATATTCCGTTTCAGACATTAAAATAATGTAGTCGTTTTTTATTGATTTTTCTGAAAAGGTTTCGTCGCTTTTATCACTTTTTATTATAAAAGATTTTATTTCTAGCTCTGGAAGCGTCCCAGTATTTTTGTCTTCTATTAAAAAATTATAAACTTTTATCTTTACCATAGTGAAGATATTATATGATAATAATTGCTTTTTTAAATTTCAGTATTTTTTTGAAAAACCTTTTGAACCTCTGAAAGAGCTTTGTTATATATCTCCTGATAGTCTTCCGTGCTTGGAAGCGAATAGTTTGAAATCGCTCCGAGGAAATTCATTTTATTATCTTTTAGCTTATTATTAATTTCAAGAATTTCTCTCTTAGACCTTTTTTTAGCATTGTCTAACCATGAAGAAAAAAATATTTTAGCGACAGTATTATCTTTGTTTATTATGTCTCCGTTTTGGGGTTTATTTTGACAAATTTCATTAAAAATAAAAAAAACCATTGACCCAATTAATTCTTGCATGTATCGACCTTTGAGGGTTTCAAGCAAGACAAGATTTGTTTCATTAAGATTTCTTTTTAAATCCTCTACTGAAAAGTCATTACTTGTTATAGGATTGTCTTCGTTGAAATCTTCTTGGTACATTTATTTTCAATAATTAGTTTCCTGAACTTCCGTACCCATTGGAGGCTCTATCTGTTTCCGAGAGGCTTTCGGATTCTATAAAATTTACATTTTCATATTTTTTAAAAATTATTTGAGCGATTCTTTCTCCTTTTTGTATTTTTATAGTTTCGTACATGTCTGTATTTAAAATAATTACTCCAATTTCGCCTCTGTAAGAGGGATCAACTATCTTTCCAAGACAGTGGGCTCCCTTTTTTAAAGCCATTCCGCTTCTATCGGAAATATGTCCATAATAGCCAGATGGCATACTTATGCATATACCAGTCTTAACAAGACATCTTTCCATTGGTTTTATAAAAAAATCATCCGAAGAGTAAAGATCGTATCCGGCGTCATCTTGACATGACTTGCTTGGGATTTTTGCATTATCATTTAGTAGTTTGATTTCTATATTCATTGTTTTTTGCTTTTTATTTTATGATTCACATGATTTACAGCTTAAAATCGAACGAGCAAGTTCCTGTGAGGGGTTTGCACTTCTTTGGTAATATAAAGATTTAATGCCTTGCTCCCAAGCAAAAATCATAAGTTCGTTTACGTCTTTCGGTTTAGTATTTGGGGGTATCATTATATTTAAACTTTGACCCTGATCAATATATTTTTGACGTTGAGCCGCTTGTATTATGATTTCTTTTTGTGAAATTTCTCCAAATGTTTTGAAAGCGTTTTTTTCGCCTTCATTTAGAAAGTCTAGGTGCTGAACACTTCCGCCTTTCATAAGGATTGATTTCCAGATATCATCATTGTCTTCGTCCTTTTCCTTTAAAAGTTTTTTTAGATAACTGTTTTTAAATGTAAATTTACCCTTTGCTAAATCTTTTACAAAATAATTACTATTAAGGGGCTCTATACTGGGAGAGACTTGCCCAAGAATAAAACTAGAAGAAGTTGTTGGGGCGATAGCTAAAGTGGTAACATTTCTTCTGTTTTCAGAAGAGTTTTCGTAAATGGGAGCTTTTCCAAAAAGAAACGCTAGCTCTTGTGTCGCTTTATCTGATTTTTCTCTAATGGTTTTCCAAATTTTATTGTTAAGTATTTTTGCTTCCATTGATTCAAAGGCAATCATCTTAGCTTGAAGTAGCGAATGCCAGCCCAAGGCTCCAATTCCTAGTGCTCTTTGGCTCATGGCAAACCTTCTAGGAGCCTCCATAAATTTCATCCCTTCGGTTTTTTCTATAAATTCAGACATTACTGCGTCCAAAAAATAGACCAATGTTTCTACCGCGTCGGTATCTTTCCACTCTTCCCAGGTTTCTAAATTCATAGAAGATAAATCGCAAACAAACGATTCGCCTTCTGAATTTGAAAGCATAATTTCTGAACAAAGATTGGAATTATTAATTTTTATTCCTTTATCCTTATAAATTTGCGGAGCTTGATTGTTAGCATTATCGCTAAAAAAGATATAAGGATAACCTGATTCAAATCTTTTCTTGATAACAAGTCCCCAAATTTTACGGGCATCTTTGTCTCCATTTGTCATTTTTTTCATCCACTCATCGGATACACAAACCCCAATTGATAGATTTTGAATAGAGTGACCCTCTCCTCTAATTTGAAGAAACTCTTCAATATCAGGATGATCTATGGGAAGATAAGCGGCAAAGGAGCCTCGTCTAACGTTTCCCTGAGAAACCACTTCCATTAATTTGTCATAAAGTTCCATAAAATGGACTGCTCCTGTAGACTCACCTCCGGAAGAAATAGGAGTCCCTCTTCCTCTAAGAGATCCAAAGTAAGCTGATGTGCCGCCTCCTTGCTTTGTCATCAAAGCGACTTCGGAAACTTTTTCCATTATATCTTCCATTGTGTCCCCAACGTAGGAGCCAAAGCAAGATATTGGAAGACCTCTTTTTCTGCCGAAGTTAGCCCATATGGGAGAGCTTAAGCTATAAAAGCCCATAGCCATATAGTTTTCAAACTTATTAGCGAAACCCTTTATTTTCAGATAATTTTCTGCTATTCCCGCAATATCTCCAATTCTTTGTTCGGCGGTTTCTTCATTTAAGAGATATCCTCTTTCAAGGAATTTTCTTGAATCTTTATTTAGCCATTCATATTTGTTTGTCATAAATTAAAATAGATCGTCTTCAGAAAAGGATTGGTTCTTTTTAGAGTACTCCGTTGGTCTGCTATGGAAAAAATCAACCATATTATTTCCCAACAACTCCTCCGTAAACCATATCGTAGAAGAAATAAGATTTTTGTCAATCTCAAATGCGGCAGGAAATCCAATCATTTTCAATGATTCATTAATTCTATTTTTTACAAACTCTTTTAATATTGGGGCACTAAGGCTATCTTCTTTTATTCCATTTACCATCCAATCGATGATTTTTGACTCTGATTCGTATGCTTCTTTTGCTTCGGAAATAATTCTTTCGATAAAATCCGAATCAAATAAATCGGGGTATTCTTCTCTTATTGTATTAATAATCTTAGCCCCAACCAAAGCATGTATGTTTTCTTCGTTTCTGGTATATTTTACTTGCTGATCTGTATCTTTAAGCACATTTTTGAAACGAGCAAACCAATTAATAATATAAAATTGAGAAAACAAAGAGACGTTTTCAACAAATAATGTAAAAAGAGTTAAAGCGTAAACATATTGTTTTTTAGAGTCTTTGTAGTAGCGATGAGTGTACTTTTTAAGATATTTAACTCTACCCTGTATCCAATCGAGCTTTAAGTTTTCTTCAAAAATATCTTCCAATCCAAGAGTTGATATGAGTCTTTCATAGGCGTTATTATGAATAACTTCCGTATTAGCCATTACATAGCCAAGATCTTGCAATGAAGGATGGGGAAGGTTTTCACCAAGCTTAGCCCAGAAGGTTTTAACGGCAATTTCTATCTGCCCTATAGCCGATAGTGTTCTTATAATTATTTCCTTTTCCTGTTCGGTTAAATTCACTTTAAATTGCTGAACGTCAGATTTAAAAGAAAATTCTTTATCTGTCCAAAAGCCATTGTGCATGGCTTCAATGAAGTTTTCCGTCCAAGGATAATAGTTTGGCTTGCGTGAAATTTGTTCGTCGAAAATCATATTTTTACTGTGTTTGAGTATAAGTTTACAGTAAATTTTGAGCTAGGTCAAATTAATATTTTTATATTAACTTTTTATTAATAATAAGATTATCGCAGTGTATTAGAATCCTAATCGGAAATAGACACGCCAAACTTTTTAAGTTTTTTATTTGCTTTTTCGAGTTTTTCTTTCTTTATTTCCGAAGAATGTTTAACTCCTTTCTCGTCCTTGTATGACGAGAGGAAGTTTTTTAAAACTGGATCATTTCTTTCCCCGCCTCTTTTTTCGCTTAACTCCTTGCTTGCGTTTAGCAGATCTCCAATTGTGCCTTTTTTATTTCTTGTTTTTTCGGCAAAATCTTTTGAAGAAAAAGCGTCTATTTTTGAATCTATTGAGGAAGATGGGACTGTATATATTCTTTTATATTCAAGTCCGTTCGAGTCGATAAATACATGAGTTTCATTCATGTTTTGAATGATTTCAATGATTTCTTCTGTTTTTGGATTTTGAAACAGATAAATAGGCATTTTATACCCCCATTGAATTAAGTATAATATTCACAGTTTTTTCCCATGTAAATTTTTTAGTTAGCTTTTCGCCTTCTACGTTATTTGGGTTATCTGTAAATCTTTTTTCAGCGACTTCGCATGCAGAAATAAATTCATCATCATTCCAATCAAAGTAAGAGCCTTGATTGAATTCTTGTTTTTCATTAAAAAATAAACCATCGTAGCACGGAATTTTTCCGATTGGTTTTACTAGAACAGAATTTTTTTCATCAGCCCAATCCTTATAAGAGTGAGCATTTAAAATAACAGCATGTTTGCCAAGAGCAACGCTTTGAAACTCTGGAAGACCCCAGCCTTCAGCCGCAGACATTCCAATGATAATATCATTACTATTTAAATAATTATTATAGACTACATTAGTATCCATAAATGGCAAGAAATTAATATTAAAATAGTTTTTTCCTTCTAAAACAGAAGAAATTGACGTCTCTTGCTGTTCTTTAGTTAAGAACGGATTCGCAATCGCGCAATTAAGTAGATACTTTGGATTGTTACCATACTTCTTGGCCCAATTTTTTAAAACCTTATGGTGCTGTTTTCTTTTTTCTAATTTTCCAGCTAAGCCAAAAACTATTTTATCATCTTGCTTTTTATTGATTTTAGAAAACGATCTTGAATCGAATCCAAGTGGACAATGAATAACGTTTTCGCAACCTAGCTTAGAAAAGACATCAACAGCATACGATGAAGATAAAAATAAAGCTTTTTGATTTTTTACAATGTTTAACTCGGAAGAAGTAGGAGAATCCAACTCATAAAAAGTAAACAAATGCTGATCTCTTGAATAAGAGTTTAATGACCCATTGAGATGCCATAATTTAAAAGTCGGATCATTCCGACTTATCCTAGCTTGCGCTCCAGAAAAGCTAGCTTTAAACCATTCTAAAAAATCATTATCTATTAATCCAGCAAATGCTCCAAAGTCAGCTTGACCTCCAATTGTAATTACATTTGGTTTCTTTTTAAGTTTAAAAAGCTCAAAAAGAATATTAATACTACAGTTTCCAAATGAAACTTTGTTAACTGGGATTTCTAAATTGAAGTTTCCCATTTTTTTCAAAAAGGGATTTCGTCTGAGGCTGTTTCGTCAGCCGCGAGATCTTGAGGCGAGGCGGTGGATTGAGCTTGTTGGGTTTTATTATTTTCAGACAAATAAATCCTGTAATCAGGAGATGGCTCGCCTGGCTTTTTAAAATTGTTCTTAAACACGACAACGCTAACTTTTTCTTTATTAGAATCTAGGAAGTATCCAGAAAGAAATGTGTTTCCGGCTTTTGACTTTTTAATCCAAAAGGCTCCAGCTTCTTGTTCTCTTGATGTTTTTGTAGTTTGGTTTTCGTTATTCATATTTTTATGTTTTAATTTAGATTATTAGTATAGGTATATTTTTTCTATAAGTCAAATATAATTTTTCTATTTTTGCATTTTTGTTTGATAAGCTTTATAAATTTTTTATGCCAGTTTATAACTGTCTGTACTGTTACGTTCATTTCACTAGATACTTCAGTATAGCTTTTGCATCTATCTTCAGAAGAAAAATATTTTCTGTTTATGCACTCCTGCATTTTTTTATTTGCTAAATTTGGAAGTATTTCTTTTATTATTTCTAGAGTTTCATTTTTAGCTTCTCGCTCAAGGCTTGATTTTTTTTCTTCTGAATTTCCTGATTCTAGTAAAAAATTTAGATCTTTATCATCTGTTGGTATTAATTTATTATATTTATTAATGCAATTTAAACAAAAGAATCTAGTTTGATTAGAAAGCCATGTGGAAAATTTGCTACCCATTGAAGGGTTATACGTTTTTGCAGAATTGTATATGATGTAATCTTTACTAGAAGTTATTTCATCAGAAATAAAGCCGGATATGTTTGGTAGATTTATATACCTTTTATAAGTGTCTACGCATATTCCGCTATGTTTGTCTATTAACAATTTAATAGCTTCGTTATTTCCGTTTTTGACGGAATTAATTAAGTCAATGTCTTCCTTGATTGAAAGATCTGAAGAAAGTTTTGCGCGTTTCATTTTTTTGAATTTAAAAAGTTAAATATTGAATCAATGCACTGTTTTGCTTCTTGTTCAATAAGGGATTTGTCAGAATGGGTTCCCCAGATAAGATCGTGGTCTGAATTTTTCACAAAAAAGGGGAAGCTGCCTTCTTCAGAAGAATGCGCGGCTTTATTCATTGAGCCGTCTTTTAATTGTCTTGAAACTGTCACTATAAAATTAGAGCTATAAGATTTAATAAAATCAAATTCATCGAATTCATATTGTTTAAACCTAAGATCTGGGATTATTGCCACGCTTCCATTATTTTCAAAGAAAGAATCTATTTCTGGCTTTAGCCTATTAAACCAATAGGTCCCTTTTGAAGAGTCTCGTTGAGCGTTTCCATAAGCAATTAACAGAGGTCTTATCTTGGATTTCAAATCTGATTCGTTGGTAAATGGCGATATTCCAAACTTGTCAACAAGGAAACTTTCCATGTCTAGCTTTAGTGCGGTGGCAAAAGAGAAGATCTTAGACCTGAACCCTCTTTCGTTTAATTTTGAATTAAGCAAAGAAGCGAGGGTATCTTTACCAGATCTTGCAAAACCAGAAATTCCTATTACTGTTTTATTGTTCATTTAATGTGATTGAAGTTAATACTCTTTTTTACAAAGAGTCAAACCTATTTTTGTCAGGCCATATTTATCGCATAAATATATATTACGTGAGTTAAGGCTTCGATTCGTATTTTTAATCACGTGTAAAAAATACCAAGCCGCTAGAAAAATCCGAGCATCGCTTCGCTCGCTAGAAATTAAATTGCTTTTTAATAAAAGCGCGGGGATTTGCGATTCGCAGGGAATGATAGTTCCTATTGTATTTTATTTTGGGGCCATTGTCAAGTTATTTTGAAAAGCAAAAAAGCCAATATATCATAAAACATGATAGAAAACTATATTTACCTTCCGATTTCAATTGGGTGTATTGTATTTTTAATACAACAAACTGATTTTATATACGAATACGCATCCCTGCTCTCTAATTTATTTAGAATAAAATATCTTCAGAATAAGTTCAAAACTTACGAAAATTCAAATAATTACGAAAATTATATTTCCTTCTTAGGCTCCGTTCACGGGGTAAAAAAAAATATAACAGGCTTTATTTGCAGACTAGCAACATGTTTCATATGTTTCAATTGTTTTCTTTCTCTTTTCTCTGTACTTTTAATTACAAAAAGTATAATACTTGTCTTTCCATGCTTTTTCTTTTCTGTTTTGATATTTTATATTCTATTCATTATCAAGAAACACGTTTTTTCTTAAAAAAAAGTGTAATTTTACAGTGAAATATAACTATATATAAACATATGCCTCTTGTAAAACCAAAAAATAAAGAAAAAAAAACTGACTTTGTGTCCCGCTGCATAGGAGACACACAAACAAATAAAGACTTTCCAGATCAAAAGCAAAGGATCGCTGTTTGTTATTCTCAGTGGGATAAAGCCAAGAAGGACGCTTCCGCTTCTGTTGAGTTGAACGACGATGAGTTTTTGGTTTTCGCAGAGTCGGAGTGTTCAGAATGCGACGAGACGGTAACAGCAAATGAGGAAGAGCTTACATTGGAAAATTTATATATTCCAACCGCTGAAGAATATCTTAATGCTGAAGAAATTGATCTCGAAAAATCCGAATTTACTGAACTCAATGTAGACGAATATTTTAATATTGAAGTTGCAAATGCTGCAGAGTATCAGGGTAGAAAGGTTACATTAAATAAACCATTTAGAACTCCAGGCGGTCCAAAAAAGTCTGCCGTATATGTAAAAAATCAAAGTGGAAAAGTAGTTATCGTAAGATTCGGCGACCCAAACATGTCTATTAAGAAAAACATTCCAGCAAGAAGAAAAAGTTTTCGCGCTCGGCATAATTGCGAAAATCCAGGACCCATCTGGAAAGCCCGTTATTGGGCCTGCAAAAGTTGGTAAAATTAAAACTTCACAAAATCATGAATAAGAACTTCTCAAAAACAAAAGAAAATGGAATTGATACATTCATAGTATCTTTCAATAAAAAAGAAAATCTTGTTAAGTCGTCAGAAGACGAAACGCCAGAAGAAGAATTGATGGATTTAAAAGAAGATCTATCTGAAATGGTTATTGGATCACTAGGAGCCGTCAAGTCACTTTCTGAGAATATATTAAACAATTTATCAAGCGAATCGGTAAAAGAAAATCTGTCTGAGCCATTCTTACAACAAATGGCGGCTTTGGCAGAAGATTACGTTACAACTATTCACAACTACGTGATGTTTAGTCAGGAGCCAGAAGAAATGGAAGAAGCTGACGCCGCTAAAAGAAAAGGATTGTGGGACAATATAAGAAACAAAAAGAAAAGAATGGGGAAAAACTATAAGCCAGCACGACCCGGATCCCCCGATAGACCATCTGAAAATTCTTGGAAAAAAGCTCAAGAGTAAATAAAATAGTAGAATGTCTACTATATTTATTCAAATAGCCTCATATAAAGATCCTCAATTAATTCCAACATTAGATGACTGTATAAAAAATGCAAAATATCCCGAAAATTTAAGATTCGGAATTGCATGGCAGCATTCAAGCGATGAGAATATAGAGAAATACAAAAACGACCCAAGATTTAAAATAATTGATATACCATATCAAGAATCAAAAGGAGCTTGCTGGGCAAGAAACAAAATACAACAAGAATACGCCGGAGAAACCTATACTCTTCAATTAGATAGCCATCATAGATTTATAGAAAACTGGGACGAGGAATTAATCTTGATGATTGAGGATCTTCGAACAAAAGGGAGCAAGAAGCCTCTTCTTACAGGTTATATATCAAGTTTTGATCCAGATAACGACCCGAACGGAAGAGAAAAAAACCCATGGAGAATGGATTTCGATAGATTTACACCAGAAGGAATAGTTTTTTTCCTGCCAGCTTCCATTCCTAATTTTAAAAATTTAAAAGAACCGGTTAAATCAAGATTTTATTCAGCTCATTTTTGCTTTGCAGACGGAATTTTTTGCAAAGAAGTACAGCATGATCCAGAGTATTATTTCCATGGAGAGGAAATATCAATAGCTGTTAGAGCCTATACTCATGGATACGATCTTTTTCATCCACATAAAATCATAGCGTGGCATGAATACACAAGAAAAGGCAGAACAAAACATTGGGATGACCACAAGCAATGGTGGGAAGCAAACTCCAAATGTCATAAAAGGAACCGCATTCTTTTTGGAATGGAAGAAAATACAGAAAATATAGATTTCGGAATATACGGCTTTGGAAAAGAAAGAAGCCTTCAAGATTACGAAAAATACGCAGGCTTGTCTTTTAAAAAGAGGGCTGTTCAAAAATTTACTTTAGATAAGGATTATCCCCCTAATCCCTCTTATGAAAATGAAGAAGAATATGAAAAATCATTTTTAAAAATATTCAAGCACTGTATAGATATTCAATATAGCCAAGTCCCAGAAAAAGATTATGAATTCTGGGTAGTAGCTTTCCATGGCGAAAACGGAGAAACTATCTTTAGAAAAGATACAGATAAAGCGGAAATCTCAAGAATGATGAAAGATCCAGACAAATACTGTAAAATCTGGAGAGAGTTCAATGCCGAAACCCTACCTAAAAAATGGGTAGTCTGGCCTTATTCCCAATCTAAGGGATGGTGTGAACAAATATCTGGACAATTATAATCTATTTAAATTTTTACTACCAAATTGCTATTCCTCAGGCGACGGCGTTGGAATCTTGCCCGGAGTTAAACCCACAGTCTTAAAAAATTCAAAACATGGCGCTCCATTTACGGCTGTATAATACAATCTAAAATCTAAATTCCCACACCAATATTGCTTAACAAGAACTTGAGGACGAGCATCTGGAGGCGCCCCTGGAGGGGTATACTTATAAATATAAGCTAAAGGAATATACATAGTTATTTGCATTTTTCCTTCGCCGTAATCAACTACTTTAGTCGCCCACGCCTCCCTATCGCTTGAGTCAAAATCGCTTATAACATGAATTTCTTGAATTTTTTTATGTTCATAATCATCATGCATAAACACTACCGATAAAGCCAACTCGGTATCTGGCGAGATTGTTATTTCCGCAGCTGCCGGACGAGACCCCCCTGCTTGTCCTTCATTTTTTTCGTAAAAACTTGTGAAATTTATTTCACCATCTTCAATGTAAGCCTTATATTCACCCTCGGTTGCTGTTTCATATGCTAGAACAGAAAACGGACACTTGTCTTTAATCGCGCTCCCTCCGCTTATTATTCTATTTTTAATAGTTGCTCCACCTCTTATAGCTAAAGACATAAAATTATAATACCTCCTTGATTGTCATAAAACCTCTTCTAAAAAACCAGTAAACAAAAACTTTTCCTCTATGCCACTTATAGAATATTTAAATTTATTTGCATATATCCCGCTAGGATGAGAGTGAAGTATTTCGAATCTAACATTAAATATATCATCTCCTGAGCAGCCAGCCCCTGAAATATAGCCGGTTGCAGCATAAAGACCTCTTGCTGTATTATAAGGGACAGAAGAGGAAAGAAAAAGTCCATTATTATACCCAGTGTTTATAAAAATCTTATTTGAAAATGAATGATATGGATCAAGCCATCTTACATCATCGAAAATAAATTCAAACCTAGTTCCAGAACAAGCCTGCCTTTCTAGTTCAAAAGACCAAAATTTTCCAGTCTTGCCAAATTGTACGTCAGAATCTTCTTGAAAATCTATATAATAAAAAGGAGAAGACTTTAATGGCACACTTACTGGAATATCAATGCTTCCAAAATTTGTATCTAAATATAAATTTCCATACAACGGTGAGGCTTGCTTGTAAGAGTCTAAAGAAAAAGACGTGCCTCCGGAGAAAGATAATATTATTTGTCCAGAATTATTTGGCTTTATTTTAACTGCCTTTATCGTAGATGATATATTGTAATCAGCCCCAGGAAAATACGAAGACCCAGAGAAAAGTTTCAAACTTTGAAACGCATTTGAAGAAGTATTTTTTAAAAAACCAGTTACAGGACTGCCCGTAATTTGATTCTGACTTGGAAAGACTAATTCATATTGAGGTTTAACTTCTCCAAAAATATCAACAAAAAATTCAACCTCAGTCCCACTAGTTGAAAAAACTAAATTTTCAAAAGAAGAAGTAGAAGTAGAAATGCTAGAGTTTAAAGAAATAGGATTTTTATCTATATAATATCCAAAAATACCGCTACAAAAGTTTCCAGAAATATTAATAGGCTCAGATGGAGAATAAGATTTCACGAATCGATTAGAGCAGTCAAAAACCTTGCCGCCACTAAAAGAAAACAAAGAAATTGAAGACGACTCGCCCGAAGCCAAAATCCTAGAAACTCCTGTTGAATTTTTTATCGACAAGTCGCAATCAAAAGAAAAACATCTTTGCTCCGCAAAGTTTCTAAAAATATTTCCACTAGAAAGTATCATAAATTTTATCGGACCTGAAACGCAGGAGAAGAGGAATTTGATCCATTGTTTACTCTATTTAAGTCTTGAGACGGAAACACAGGCGGTCGAGTAGAATAGCTATAAGTTGCTGAAAATCCAGAATCGGATATTGACATATCAAGAGCTTCTAATCCGCTAGTTACGCTTGTTGGAAGGCTTGATACAAAACCAGCACAAGAATAAGTAACCTTCTTAATGTCTGAAGACTGGACATATCCTTCTCTACTTGAAAGTTCGCTAGGAGTTGGCGGATTTTGAGCTGATAGCTTCTCAGATGTAGTTCTATTTTCAACTATAAGCCTAGTCTCTATAATTTTTGAAGAAGAAGAAGTGGATCCAGACGTATTAGATATAATATTTTCTACTTCCGTGATATCCAAGATTGCTTCTACTGAATAAGAATGAGTAACAACACACCTATATTGGGATTGAGAGGATGAAAGTATTTTAATACTACCCTCGCTAGTCTTTATCGATGCGCCAACGCACGATCCTTTATTCGTTAAACCCGAAAATGGCTTTATTGTTTCGAAATTCTGAGTCTTTTCTTGTTCTTTACGTTGCTTTTGTTTTAGTTCGTCTTTTTGAGATAGGCATTTATCTTCGTTTGGATCTTCTAGTTCGCATTCCCGCTCTTCACCTTCTTGAGAATTTTTTATATCATGCCAAGTGGTTTCTTTTTCATTAGTGCCAGAAGAAATGTAAGATGCCCTGAATCCAATTTTTGTTGATACTAATTCCGAAGTGGGAATTAGAAATAAAGAATCGTAACCGGAGGTATCAATATCTTGAGCTTTTAATGCTAAATCTAATTTAGAACCAGATAACAACTCTATTTGAACGGGTAATAATTTTTGCAATCCTTCGCTGCTATTCTTATCTGTTAAGCCAAGCTCCTCAAGAGCCTTAGCCCCAGCAAGCTCTGGACCCGGACCGCCTCTAGAAAATACCCTTCTTCCAATTAGTTTTTCATCCAAAGGATTATCATTATCTTCCATCATGTCCCCTTCTGGTTCAAAATTAATTGAAGTTTTTATTATCATTCTTGGAGTACAGAAAGTAGATCCTCCACTTTTGTTATATGAACATCTATAATAATTTCCTATTTTACTAGTAAAAATTTCTTGTTCTGAATTAGACCACGCGTCTTCTGTTCCTTCATCGTATTTTACTAATAAAGAATAATACGCCTCACCTAAACCAGATTCAGCATATCCAGAGTAAGCAAGCATATCATTAACGAGCTCAAAATTACCCGAATCTTTTAACGCAATTGCTACTTTTGCAGTAGTTAATGGCTTAAGATTCGAACCGCTAAATCCAATATTTCCACCCCATTTGCTTATCCATGAATAATTATAAATTTTTCTAAGAGCAGGAGAAACATACCCAAGAGCCGCGCTAGTTATAAACTCATTCTTAGATCTACCCCCTCCGTAAATAGTATCCTCAACTTCCGAATCTTCTGTTAAAGATCTATTAATGAAATCAGAAAGACTATAACAATTCAGTTCAGTCGTGGTATAAAAGGTCTTAGATAAAGACGCGCTTGCTGTTTTTGGATTATAAGGCTTCGCAAAATAATCTACCGCTACTTGATTATATTTACCCTCAGCAGAAGCAAATGTTTTTTTTGAAGTTATTTTTGCACTCGATATAAAACTAGGTATTGAAAAAACCGCTTGTTTCGCATCAAAGAACTTAAGAGTATTGGCGCTATAATCCCAATAAAAAGAATAACCAAAATCTTGACACCAGCTATTAAGAACAGATCTCAATGTCCCTTCATATGTTTTTCTTGTCTTGGAGTCCCTAATAGGACAAGAAGAAAATCCATTTACTCCTGTTATAGATTTTAACTCATCAAACGTATAAGAAGAAGAGGGTATTTCACAATTAGTATCCGGAGTTTCCTCTGTGCCTACAATTATTATATCTCCTATTTTTTTGCTTCCCCCGTAAACATTTCTTTTTACGCTTCCATTTTTATAATTATTTTTAACTGGCTTAAACACTCCATTTACCTGCTTAATCGTATAAAACTCGTCATCTGCATCAAACTTAACCGGAATATCTAAAGTTTTTTTTGTTCCATTGAATCCCATTAATCCGCGTCTAAAAACAGAAACGTATAGTTTATCTAAAATCACACTCTTATCTATTAACGTAATAGAGAGGACATTACCAGAATTAGATTCCTCTAATTCGTAAGAATAAACATACCCGTTAAACGAAAAACTACCAAAAGATATAGATGCATCAGACTCAAGCGTTGGCAAAGAATAAGAGCCAGAGCTATTTACAACCTTATATGTAACCTTAGAGGGCTCATTGCTAAAAGTTCTCTGAAAATCAATAGAATAAACTACGCCGCCTCCAGCGGATGTTGCAGTAATTTTCGGTATAGTTTCTATAGCCATATCATCTTTATTATATTAAAAATTAATTAAATATTCCAAAACTCTTCATCAAAAGAATATACCAGTTGATTATTACCCGCTTCCTTAGCTGGACAACCAGTTAAAATAGAAAATCTAGAAATTTCGGCGTAGTCGTTATTTATCAATTGCCTTAAACCATTTAAATAAACTTGAGAAGATTTTTTAAAAAAAGAAGTTGATCCATTGGTTCCAAGTCTCAAAAGGTTACCAGACCCGGTTATATATTTTGCATTATTAGAAATATAATTATTATTAATCTTAGTTAAAACAGAAGAGGGTGGTATATTAAAAGCAAAATTAGAATTAAAATAATCAAATCCGCTAGTCATTTTGACACCATTTAAAAAAATAGAAAAATCCTGATAGCTAGAATTTAAAACAGAATTAAAATTAGCAGAAGACCCTAAACCCGTTAAAAGATAAACAGACATGCCGCTAATAGAATTTGAGTTATCATATATCATAGTATCTTGAGAGCTGCAGTATCCATTTGATCTGATAATAGTGCCGTCTAAAAAAATATTTCCCGTTATATTATATTTTGTTATTCCGCTTTCTTGATATGACGACCATCCGCTTTCCAACATTAGCTGCCCATTGTTAAAAAATAAATTTTTTCCCGACCCAGAGTGAATACCTGGAACAACCCAATCATTTATAACGGAATCAAAAGATTGAGTTAAGTTTATATTGTCAGGCGCAAAATTTCCAGTATATAAAAAACACTCGGAAGTCGCAATATTAGCACATTGATTAAATAAATATATAGAGTCAAATCCTAAAGACGATATAAATTCAGAATCCATCTGTAAACTATCTGGATAATAACCGGTAAAATCAGAGCAAATACCGGAAAGAACCTCAACAAATACCTGACCAGTTAACATTCCAGTTAAAGGATAGTTAGTATAAGTTGGAGTTATTACCTGACCAGACCCTCTGCAGGCATAAGTGTAACCAGTTGCATAAATATTTCCAGTTAATGCTGTTCTTACATATATAGGCACGTTTTGATCGCAAGAGTCTATTTGAGTTCCAACAAACCTTTCTTCGTATCCCGTAATACCCGTTCCAACAAGATAAGAATACCCACTATCAAAACATCCAGTCGGGACATATCCGGTAGTATATGTAACTATTGTTTCGTACCCGGTTATTCCAGTTCCTAAATTGACACCGCTTCCACTCAAAACAGAAACATAATCGCAGACTTGATACTGACCACTTATTGATCCAGTTATGGGAATTGAATAAAATCCGCTAAAAAGCTCTATAAAATAATCATTCGGCTTCTTTCCACTTATGCAATAAAAGTCATCAAAATATCCACTGAAAGGTCTACCCTTAGACCAATAAGATGAAGACGGAGCTGACCCAATCAAAAAAGAATCAGAGTGGGAATAACTTTCAATTTGATCTACCGAAGCTGAGGAAAAAGATAAATCCCCTCCAACCGGATCAAAAACGCCCAATTGAAATTCGTCAAAGGTTTTGCTAAAAAAAACTAAATTTTTAGAGCTTATATTATCTGCGTAGTCTAAGGTTTTCTTTCCTACAACTGGACTCCAGTATTCCAAATAAAGTTTATTTGCATCATTAATGCCAATAGTTAATCCAGAAGCAGCAGCAAAAAAGCTTCCAGCAGCTGAACTTAATAAAATTTCCTCGCCGCTTCTTTGCTTTTCATAACAAAATAAAAAAGTAAAATCATCTTCAGGAATTTTCCCAGATATAGAAACAGAAGTAAGCCCATTAAAAAAACCACTTCCAGGCTTTGTATAAAAATTAGGATAAGTCCCATTAATTTTTCCACTAAAAGTTGACCCAGTAACCCAATTTGGAGTAGTTAAAAAGCCTTGCTGAAAATTAGATCCAGAAACAAAATCATACGCAACAAGTAATGACTCACTAGTTATATCTAATGAGTCAAGTCTATATTTAAAGCCGGAAGAGTTAATAGATGACATATAAAATTATGAAATAATATCTCCGTTAAAAGAGTAACTATAAGAAACAGACATTTTTTTAAGTTCTTCATTCACGGATTCACTTGCTTCATCCGTAAATAAATTTGCACTTTTTACGTAAATAGAACGAAGCCTAGAAAGCTCAGCAGAAACGCAGCTTTTTAATTGTGAAATTGTTTTATTTGGTTTGCATGTAGCGTCTATAGATATTGAAACGGAAGCTCTATTTGCGCATCCAAAATATTGAACATTATGTGCTCCATTTACATATAGGGAGGGCTGTACCGCATATGCTTTTAACGAAGGAGTTATATTTACCTTTTCAGAAATAGATGTCAAAATATCTGGATAAGGCATGTATCTATCGCTCCAACTTGCTGAATATGATATTTTACTATTAAATTCATCAAAATTAATTGATTCCGTTTTCGGAGTAGAACTAAAAGATTTAGAATACCCAGCTCTTTCATACTCTTTTAAAGCTAAATCATATCCATTAAATGTATTAGAATAATAAGTCTTAACAGCATTCCACCTAACAGAAGCATCTCCTCTTTCACATAATATTTCCGCGTCTATCTTTATATCAACTATATTTTTTATTAAATTCTCAGAAAGATCCACTTTATATATGCATTTTGCAGTTCCGGGAGCAACAGGATCATCATCAAATTTTATTGAAAAAGATATCTCTGAGGAGTTTTGATTTTCTGTAACACTTCTAGAATATGGCTTGTCGTTTATTTTTGTTGCGCCTGTAGATTTTGAGGCGGCGACAGCAGCAATTTGGAAAAAATTTTCCGCATTCATTTTCGCCCTCAATACAGACATGTCAGCTAGTCCAATATTTGTTTTACCAACTACGCTTCCCTGAATGGAAACATCCGAAATACCATTTTCTATATTTTTTGATACATCAACTGTATATCTAAGAATCCCATTTCCCAAAGAGTTGGTTTTAAGCAAATCAGCTCTATAAGCTTCTTCGATAGAATATTTTCCATTAAATCTATCAACCTGTTCAGAAAAAGAATCAAGAATAAAATCACCAGCTAAAACATTGTTAAACTTTAAAGAACTTACTCTATTACTTATTCCCGTTTTAGATAAAGCCCACTTTTTAGCTTGAGAAATAGCAGACGCGCCTGAAATATTAAATCCATCGGCAGAAACGGAGTGCCTTAAAGACAAAGTGCCATCTTCATTTTCTGAATACTCCCAAGAATCCTGAGGGTTAGTTACTCCGTAGTTTTGCCCAAAAGAATTTTTATCATAACAAGAAGCCGATACAGAAAAAGGCAACAACGCATAATATTTAGACTCCTCAAAGGAAACAGAATCTACCTGACAGATATCGGAATTAAAAACTTCAACATTATCCTCTATTATCTTTATTGACAAACTATCGTTTTTAAATCCAGAAATAAGTTTATTTTTTTTATTTTCTAAGTCATAAAAAGAAGTTGATCCAAGCCTTCCAGTTATTTGACCGTCTAATTTTAAATTATATTTAGAGCCCCAAACGGATCCATTTTCTATATACTCTTTATCAAAGTAAGCAAAAGGAGTAGGACATATTCCTGAAAATATATCCAAGTTTCCATATAATATTTTAACTTGTCCTTGCATCCTTTAGATTACCTTTTATATAAATTTATACACTAACTACTAATAGCAGCCGATGAATATTTATATTTTGCACTAAATTCCACGTTTTGTTCTATTTCGTCAGAAGAAAAAGAAAAAGATTCTAAATACAAATCTGTCCCAGTTCCCTTATTAGAAGAAGCCAAGGTTACACAACTCTGAAAATAATCATTACCCTTAAATGGCAAAATAGAACTAGATATTTCTAGAGATCCGGCTATTTCTCTTTCTGCTTGCTTTGATTGATTTGCTGCTTGCGCGATTGCATATTTAACCGTGCCCCCTGGTATTAAAAAATCATTATGAATTCTTGTGGCTTTAGAATCTGTAATATTTATACTTTTTCTTCTTATTGCGCTCGACATATCAAGCGTAGAATCGTCTGTATAATTATAAGAATAAGATATCAATCCCTCAAAAGGCGCATGAGTTACATTTTTATTAATCAAACTCAAGACAGACGTGGTTGGTTTTATTTTTGCATTAGTTGTATAAAAAGATTGAACCCTAGCGTTTATGCCTGCTTTTTCAGTATTCCATCCATTAAAAGCGTTATTAAATCTATCTGGAGATCCCACAATACCATCGCCTTTAACAGATCCATTTTCAACGGCGCTCCATATAAAATCCTCAGATCTAGACAAATCTAGAACGTACTCATAAGTATATAAATTTTTTCTACGCTTATCATTTGTAAAAGATATTGTATATTCTATCTCTCCACTAAACTGGTTTCTTTTTACTGACCTTTCAATCTCTTTATTAATCAAAGGATTAACCGATCCAAACTGAGTCTGATAAGTTGTAAACGCAGTATTACAGCGAGAAAAAACGCCAGAAATCTCAGAAGAAAATCCAGATTCCGCCGAATCAAAAAGAGACAAATTCATGCATTCGCCTTTTATAGTATTTGATTCACTAACAGTAGTTATCCCATCTTCTCCAAAATTTACAGAAATAGATCTATTCCTGCTAAAACAAGAAGAATCGTTAGAATATGAAAAGTTTCTTTTGAATCCGCATGCGCCACTTATAGAATCATAATTTTCTGAGTAAAAATCTTTTCTTAAGTTTTCAGAAGGTTTTGAATAAGTTATTTTAGATAAATTCTCGGAAAATGTTTTAGAAAAAAGAGCCGACGCTAAATTTTTTGCAAAATCAATTTTATCTCCAGAAAACAAAGTAGAAATTTTTAAATCTATAGAATGAACCCCAGAAACCGAATCTTGATCAGAAGAGTAGTCTATAGAATAACTCTCATTAAATTCTTCTACATATTGAATGTTTGATTTAATATCATTAATAACTTGATTAGAAAAATCTAAATCTGTAAAATTAACAGAGCCAAGATTTCCATCTCCCACTATTTCTATAGAGGCGGTATACTCTGTAACCTTAACCCAGTTTCCCGAGTCAAAAGAAACATTTGTTATTTTGCCTTTACCATAATTAACATTATCAATAACTATATCTTGATAAGCACCTAAAGAGTCTGATAAATTTTTGCAAGACTGAAAAATATCCTTAACGCCAGAAGTATTGGATAAATCAAGAATATATCCATTTATCGATATTGAAACGGTCGATCCATATCTAAAAGCTTTATCGCCCCAAAAGTTATTTTTGTGCTCGTAACTTAAAACTTTTACATTATTAAAATTCATAAATTTTTATTTTGCAAAAGTTTTAGTTTTCGGCGGTTTTTTATTTCCGGCGGCTTGATCAGCAATAGACGTAACTTTATCAATAAATTCTGGAGAAGACAAGAATGAAGATAGCCCCGCCTTTATTTGTTCGGCAATTGCCGTAGCTGCATCTTTTCCTTCTCCAGCTGTTGAATTTACACTAAACGATACTGGCGCGCTTACGCTTACTCCACCAGCGGAGCCAGACTGAGCAGGTTGTTGCTCCGTTGTTCCAGACGCCTTTTTTTGAAGATCAGTTGAAATTTGCTGAACTGTAGTTAGGATACTTGAAATAAGCTGAGTAGGATCCTGCTGGGCAGATTGAGCTTTAGCCTTCTCATTTTCTTGTTTTTTTGTCTGTTCTTGCTCTGCATTTTTTTGTAAATTATTTGCGCCAGTCTGGGAAGACAACTGCTGCTGAGCTTGCTTTTGTTCTTTTAACATTTTAAGTTCTTCAGAATAAGCCGCCTTGCCGCTTTCATTTTTCCAACCCTCTCCTTGAACATACCCATGTTTGCTCATTAGAGATTTATTTTCTTCGCTTGTGATAGCGCCACCAACCGTTGAGGCGGAAGCTTGCTTGACGCCCTCTTTAATAGCTGATACCATTTGCTGGCTTTGAGATGCAGATTCCGTAATAGGCGTCTTTGAGGAAAGAGCCGGACCAATCATTTCATTTCTGGTTCTTTCGTAAGCGCCTTTTGCTCCACCCTCTTCTCCGAGAGACGCATAAACATCTTTAAATTTATCAAAACTCGGCACAACCATTTGAGACAATAAATCTTGGAAAGCAGATTGGTTTGCGCCGCCAGCTTTAGTAACCGCTATATTTTCATAAGTATCCCCTTTGCCGCTATAAGGGCTAATCGTAGTCTCTCTACCCGAACTTCTGTCTAGAGTTTGTTTTTGCTGTTTTGTTTTTTTGAGATTTTCTGTTGCCAAAGATTGAGCCAAAGCAGTTTCCCTAGCTTTTTTATCATTGGCATAATAATTCATAGCCTGCTGAGCAGGCATGTTTTTCATAGCTATATTCCTACTTTGAGTAGCGGCTTCTGAAGCTTTTCGTGAAGCTTCATTCTTAGCTTGAGCAATTGGTGCAAATTCATCTTGCTTTTTGCGAATTTCTTCTGACGCCTTTGAAAGACCAGCAGCTTCAGATTTTTTACTACTAGCCTGCTGAGATGCGGCTTTCAATGCTTCAATTTTTTTTACTTTTTCTTGAAGGGCTACAGCCTCGTCGTATTTTTTTCCTAATTCTTCTGGGGTTCCTATTCCAATTCTTTCTCTTTCTAGCTCGCCTGGAGCGCCCTTTCTATTTGAATTCTCTTCAATATATTTTTTCTTATCTATTGATGTTATTGCGGCGGCTTTATCTTTATCTTCTTTACTAACCTCCATTGATTTAATAAAATCTTCAATAGGCAAATTATTAGCATTTCCGCCTAGAGATTCAACAGTAGAATCAACTTGCGCCTGAGCGGAAACGGCACTTTTATTAGCTTCTTTTAGTTTAGCAGAATTATCCGAGTATTGCTTGTCTAGTGACTTAGCCTCTTGATTACTTTTTTGTGCCTCAGAAGAAGCCCTGCCCTTTTCTAAAACTGCGCCTATTGCGGCGGCAATTGCATCTGGTTGTTGCGATAACAAGTCATTTGTTTGACCTCCAATACCAGATAAAAAATTAAATCCTTCATTTAGACTTTGGGTCTGTTTATCTTGACCACCAACCAACAACAGAGTAGCGGCTGCCCCCTCGTCGGTAGTGCTTTCAAATGCCTTCTTAAGCTCTGGGCTTAAATTTGCAAACTGACCACCGCTATAAGTTTTTAAAGCTTCATCCATTACTTGCTTTCCGCCAACGTCTGCAACTCCAAGATCTTTAAATATTTTTAACTGAGCAACCCTATCTCCCCCACCTAATGTGGCAAGAGTTTTTTCCATTCTGCTAAAAACAGCAGGATCAACAACGCCTTTTCCCGCAGCTTTTAACTGATCCATCTGTTTTCTTATCTGGTCTGAAACTGCTTGAGCAAGAGCGCCAAAATCTTTAGATTGACTAGACATAACAGGACTTCCGGTTATTTTACTTGCAGCTCCATAAAAATCTATAACCTTACCACTCATTGCCGCATTAGCCTTTTTATCTTTTATTCCATATGTTTCAGCTCCACCGCCCTTTACATATCCTTGTTGCAAATCTTTTTGATTATATCCCAACGTTTTAAGATCTTTCAAAGAAGAAATAGCCTGCTGAAAGGATTCGCCTCCATTATCTGTAATTAAACCCTTTATATCTGTTCCGCCAAAACCTTGAGCTTGACGAAGTTTAGACATAGTTCTTTGAAAAACTAATTGCTGAGCTTGAATAGCAAGATCCTTTTGTGAATTTTGTTTAATTTGGTCTAATTTCTTAGAGCTATCCTGCAATGTTTGATCTAATTGCTGACCAACTTTTGTTATGGCGTCAACGCCAACCGCACTAACTTCTTCTGGTTTTAATCCAGAAAGAGCCTCGCTTGTTTTTTGTCTTGCCCCTTCATAATCTCCCTTGAGTATCATCCCCTGAATTGGCAACAATGCTTTCTGTATAGAAGACTGAACGCCAAGCAGTTGATTCTGCTGATCCATCGACTGACCCCCGACGCCAAGCTTTGCTATATCAACATCAAGACTTCCGACTAAATCATTAACGGCAGAATTAAAAACATTAGAAGCCTCAAGTTGGGACTTATAGACATCAACTGTTAAATTATCTTTTGAAGCTTGAACTATATTTTTTTCTTTTTGTGACTCCGCAGCGTTTGGAGCCCCTCCTTCAGAATAAAATTCCTGCTTGAACTCTCCTGACGCAGCTCGCATTTTTGCGGCTGTTTCAACGCTAGAAATAAATCTTTCAAGAGAATCATTGAAGCTGCCATATATAGCTTCCGTTTCAGATTGAAGCTGCAATAAAGAAGCATTTGCTTTTTCTCTAATCGCAATCTCTTCTTTTATTTTTGCATTGTTTATTTCTTGTGATTTTTTCCATGCTTCTTGACTTTTTTGAACATCTTCAAATGATTTAGGCTTTAACTGAATTCCTTCAACGAAAGCCTCAGAAACCGCTCCTAAATCTGTTTGCGCGGCCGCAGAAGCAAAAGAGTCAATAACCTTTTCAAAATTAGCTTTTTGATCTACAGTAAGACTCTCTGATTGAGCCAAACTTCTCATTAACGCAATAGCTTGATTTTCTGTTCCCGCGCCCTTATCTGCAAGAGTAGGAGATGCATTTTCTAAAGCTTTTTTAATGGCGTCCGCATCAAGACCCTTTGTCAAATCAGAAACTAAAGTTTTATCTATTCCAGAGATAAGTTTTTTATCAGGTCCACCAAAAGCACCCTTACTCTCACTAAATTTTTGCAAAGACAAAGCCGACTCAGAAGCTCTAACAGAATCCTGCATCTCCCCAAGGATTTTTGCGTACTCTTCCTGTCCTTTTCCTTGCGCAACTGCTGAAATAAAGGAATCTCTTTGTGCTTGAGTTAGCTTACTTAATTCTTCAGCATAAGCTTTTTGAGTTTTAACCATTATATCGGCAGCTTGACCAGGGTTTCCAGAATTTAACGCGTCGCCGTATTGCTCATTAAGCTGTAATAGTTTTTGACCAGATTCGCCAAATCTACTCATTGCATCAGAGCTAGTCTGAAGAGATTTCTCCATATCTGGAACCTTACTAGTGACAGCTTTTATTCCATCATGAAAAGCCTTTATTACGCCTACACCAGTGCCAATTGCCGCACCCCAAGGACCAAACATTGCTCCAGTTCCAGCAAAGCTAGCAACAGTTCCAATTCCGCTAGCGATAGCCTTTGTTCCTCTTCCCTCCTTCGTATCGTCATTTCCAGCGTACTCTCCAGCCATACCAGCCACTGCTTGTAACCCAAACCCGGCACTTAAAGCATTTTCCTTAAAGAATTTTTTAGATTTTCCTGTAAAGCTTGTTTCTTTTTTCTTAGATTCTAGCCGTCCTCTCGTAGCTTCGACATTCTCAGAAAGCGCTGCTTGTTCAGCTTTATAAGCATCAACAGATGGCTTACTAGCAGCTATTTCATTCTCAATAGATTTTATTCTCTCTTTTACTTTTTTATATAACTCGCTATTTAATTTTTTAAGGTCCGATTCTGCGGCTTGAACTAAAACCTGCGCTCTCTGCGCACCAGAAACATCCCCTTTTTGAGCAAGTCTATCTCGCAATTCCCGCGCCTTACCAGCTTTTGATTCAAGAGCCTTTGTTTCGGATGTAGATACGTCACCATAACCAACGCCCTCCAATCTTTCCTTCCTTCTTTCTAATCTTTCAGCCTTTTTTTCAGGGTTGCTAAAATTAGAAGCAGCTTGTTTTATCTGGTTTTCTAGTTCATCTAAAGATTTTTGAAGAGAATCTATTTCCAGTTTTTCTTCCGCGTTCGGACCAAAAAAGTTTGGCACAAAACCAGACGACGCACCACCGTAAGTTTTCGGGTTGCGTCCCTCTTTCTTGGCTCTTTTAATACCCTGGATTCCACCAAGCGGCTCGTCCCTAGTATTAGCAACCATCAACCCCATAGGGTTATTTTTATTCTTTAAAGAACTATGTTTATCAACATATATTTGACTCTTGGACAATCCAGATGATTGCTCTCTTGCAATTGCGTCATCAAGAGCGCTTGAGAAATTGGGAACAAAACCCGAACTCAATCTTTTATTAACTACCCTAGCATTTAAAAAACCAGGTTTTCCTATTAAATCAAGATTATCGTCAACAATTTTGGAGCCACGTCTTCCAGCTTCAGCAATCTTATCTTTTGGTTTAACGCCAAAATTAATCTTATTAACAGGAAGACCCAGTCTTGAAGAAGTTTCGCTTATTGCTTTTTCAAACATCGGCGGACGACTTGTTAATATATCAAATTTCTTTTTTCCAGCCTTTAACTTTTTGCCTATCGGAAGAAGATCTTTTTCTTTCAAAGAACCTAATTGCCTTATGTATTCATCTGCGCCGCCTCGTATTGTTGGGATAATTGTACCATCCCAATCGTACATATTTTTTCTAACCTGATCTGCAAAACTAGGAACAAAGCCAGAGGCTTTAGAAACCGGCGATCTCCACCACTTTAACGCAGACTCTCCCTTTGGAGTTTTTACATATTTAGAAAGCTTATCAAAATCATCTTTCGCAAAACCAGCAGACTCAAATTGAGGCTTAACATAATTCCAGTCTCCCATTTTTAATGCATCTATAGCAAAAGATCTTCCAAAACCAAAACCAATAGCTTTTGATAAGTTTAATACCTTATCTTTTCCACGCAAAGGAAATCCCATCTGAGGTAAGAACGCTTCCAATCCAGCAACATCTATTCCAAGCTTACTCGCGGCTTTCATGTAAGCAGAATCATTTAAGCCAGCTCCCTCTTTTAACTTTTGGGCAACATTTGGATTTTTAATTCTTTTATTTATAGCTTCTATTAACTCTGGAGAAGCGAAGTTGGGCACAAACCCCCCTGATAATATTTTTTTTGTTTTATATTCAGACTTATCTTTAAATATTCTAGAAACAGAAGCTCCTGGATATTCAGACACAAACCCTCTAGCTCCTTTTACAAAAGATGAAACCCCACCACTTCCAGAAGTAAATTGTTTTCTATCAGGAATTATAGAATCTCCTTCTTTTGCCCTTTTTTCGCGCAAAGACTTTATAGTATTTCTAGAGCCAACTAATAAATCTAAAGCGCCGCTTTCGCCAGATTTACGAAATATCTTTTTTAAATTTTCTGAAACTATTTCGTCTTTTGGCATAGACATTGTAGCCCTGTCAAGAATATAACTATCAAATCTCGCTAAATCGTTAAATGACTTAACAATAGATCCGCCACTTTTCGAAGCCATTGTTGTTTTTCCGGAGCCAGATGGACCAATAATCGTTCTAACGGGCTTATTCGTCTTTGCAAGAAAATCTAAAACGCTTTTGTATTCATTTCCTTTAATGACGTCTCCAGTTATTATTCCGCTTGCAAAATTAGGAACAAAGCCAGAAGAATGTTGAGTTTGCAAATCGACTCCAAGACCGCCGTATTCGCCAGCTTCTATATTACCAAAATAGCTTTGTAATTTTTTTGGATCTTTTTTTAATTCTGAAATTTTTGCATTAACAAATGACGTAAACTGATCACGCGTCATTTTTTCCGCTTCTAAACCCTTATGCCCATAAACCTCGAAAACAGAACTCTTAGCAAGATCGGCCCTCTTTATTTGCGGATATAATGTTTCAGCAGAAACGGGTTCGCCTTTTTTTATTTTTTCTAATAAGCGATTCATTTGAGGCAGCAGCTGCCCCTTCATTTTTTTACCTACGCTTCTTTTTATAGCCTCTTTGTACAATTCGCCAGAAATGCCTCTTCCTCTATATGCCTTATTTACAGATATATCACCGATGTCAATCGTTCCATCTTTTCGAGTTGAAGTTTCAAATCCTCCAACTTTCTTGCCTCCCATAATCGCATTAAGAGAGCTAATTCCAAATTCGTCCTCTTTGGTCTGAGAAAATGATAATTTTGATTTCGCAAAATTAGGAACAAATCCAGAAGCTATTCCATTTGGAAAAAGGCTTTCTAAATTAACAAACTGATCGTTATCTTTTTCAGGATCCAAACCAAAAGAACGCATGGTCTTGTCAAGGTCCTTAACATGTTTTTCCGTATAATAATCTATGCCAAGCCTAGGATACATTAGGGCTTTATAAGCACTAGACCCCACGCTGTTCCTATTTAAATGCGCTTTAAGAGTGCTTGGTCTAAAAGATCCAGTTATTGGCACTCTTGGTAAAAGAGGATTTTTTCTTCTAATATTCTCAATTAACTTTGAAGAATCCAAAAGCAGCTTTGGGACGTTAGGACCAACAATCATTCCAGCTTCTATTTTTTTAATTGCGCCACTCATAAATAAACGAAGCAGATCCCTCATTGGGTTACCTCTGCTAGAGCTTAAATAGTTTATTTTTAGTGTTCCATCGTTGTCTAGCAAAGCATCCGAGCCTGTCCTTTGTGACACTTCCTTAGCAAAATTAGGAACAAATCCTGAAGATAGTCCTTTTACAGCAATATATTTAGAAAGAGAGCTTGATCTATTTTGAGGAGTATCAGTTATTTTCGCTTCATAGCTTCCAGTTGCACCATGGAAAAATGATCTTAATCTTTCCGAAGGATTCGGAAAGTCAATTCTATCTCCTTGACCTTGTGCCGGAACATTAAAAGCTCCTCTAACAGCAGATTCGAAAACTGTACCAGCAGCACTAAAAACAGAACCAGTATTGGCCAGCTGTTTATAATTAGAAAATTTTGAACCACTCCCAGGGTTAAAGGTTTCTGATAAATTATTAGCCTCAGTAACAAGTGCATCACCAACCCTATCTTGAATGCTACCGCCCCTTAATTGTTTACCATTTAATCCAGCTGTACCAATACTAGCCAGATATCTAGTTTTCTGACCAGTTTTTTTATCTTCTTTCGTGTAATCAGCTATTTTTTTAGAATATCCTTCAGCGCCAGCATGAATCATGGTATAATCTTCAAGTTTGCCCAAATCTTTAACTGGAACATTGCCTCCGGAAGTAGCCTTCTGATTTGCGAAACCAGCTCTACCAGCTAATGTAGAATCACCACCACCTACTCTCTCTCTGTACAAAGCCTTTAATGCAGCTGGTTTAAAAGACTGTATATCGTATTCTTTTTTAAATTGCACCGGATCATTAATAGCATAAAACTTATCCATTACCATCTGCGTCATTCTGTCAGATGCTTTAGCTGATGCAAAATTAGGAATAAAGCCAGAAGCCATTGCGGATTTATTTCCATATGAATCCATTTTGGAAACATAATTATTCATTTTCTCGGTGCCCAAGCCTTTTGCAACCCTATAAGAATAACTTTCATCCACAGCCTTTTTTGCTCTTTTCTGGACGACGGAAGATTGTTTCGGATTATCTGCCTGAACTAAAAGCCCCCTAATAGAAAAATTATCTCTACCAATGGTCCATTTGTCTAACTGATTATTTTCTCCATAATTTTCAGGCGCAGCCCTTAGCATTTTGGTATAAACATCACTTTGACTATAACCGCCAGCCTTTACTTCTAGAAAATCAAAAACACTACCTCCAGATCTTACTCCGTCTATAGAGGAGTTACCCTTATTATATAATTTAGCCTGAATATTGCTGTCATACCCATATTGTTTAATTATACGAGACTCATATTGAGCCTCAGACTCACCGGGCTTAATTGCCTCATATTGGGTAAAAAGTTTTCCACCGACCAGCGATACGTTATCTTTTCTATTTAACCTTGGTAATGATTTGTTTTTTTTCGCATCTTCTTCTGATTTTTTTAATTTAAAACCTATAGATCTAAATTTATCCAATGATCCAATATTTACAAAATTAGGAACAAATCCACCAGCAGCATATTGAGTATTTTCACCAAACCCATTGGGCGGACGAACTACTGTAGCTTTCTTACCAGCGGAATTAGTAAAGGTTTTTACATCCTCTTTACTATTAACAAAAGATTTGAAAGATTTACCATTGCCGTCATGAATAGTTGTTTTTTTAGCTTTTCCAGCTTTGTAACCATGCTGTCTAGCCCCAGAATTTTCCATCGCCTGACCAATGGCTTGGTCCGATGCAAAGTTTGGTATAAAACCAGAAGACGCGGCTTTTTTACCTTTTGCTGCCGCAACCATTGGTACGCCGCTTGCGCCTACGCTAACGCCAACCTTGGACAAGTTAGCCCCTATTACTTTACTTAATCTTTCTTGCTCTCTTAAAATATTTGATTGAGCAGTTAAATAATCAAGCATTTGCTTTTCAGCCTGAACGGTAGTTATTTTACCACTTAAAATCTGATTAGTAAATTGGTTATTCTTTTGAAGTATAGATAAAATACTTTGCTCTATTGCGGCTTGCTGTTGCGCGGCTTTATTTGTTCCTAATAATTCCTTTGCTGATCCGGCGGCAAATTTAGCTAACGTAGCAAATAATTTTACAAGAACCGCAGTCGCTAAAACAGCACCTGGTCCAGATATGAAATCGCCAACCCCTTTAAAAAAGCCAGTCATTAGCTTCCCGCCAGCACTTTCCGCATCTATATTATTAAAAGAATCTAATAAATTATTGAAGCCAGAAAGAAAACCTTTTGCATTAGGTTCAAAAACAATAGAGCCAATTTTGCTTGCCGCCTGCTGCAATCCAGAAACGGCTTGACTAGATAACGCAGAAATAGTTTGATTTAAAAGTTCGTTTCTTCTAATAGCTTGATCAGTTGAACTTAATGAAGTATCTAAAGCTCTTCCAAAAATACTATATTCTTTACCTAAATCAGACAAAGCCGCTTTTAAAATGTTGATTTGGAAAACGCCGCCGACCTGCTCCGCAACGTAAGATTTTTGAGTAGCGCCAAGAGTGTCATAAGTTGCCGCAAGCTGTTGTAATAAACTTATCGCGCTTTGCCCTTCTGTTGTATCAACCCCAAGAGAGCCAAGTAAATCTTGAACCTTTCCTCTTTGTAAACGTGTAAAAATAGTTTTAAAAGAGTTGCCGATAACCGCGCCGCCACGAGCCGTAGTTTGTTGAGCAGAAGTAACTAAAGCAATTAATTCATCTAAGGATACTCCAGCATCAACGGCAGTAGAACCAACGCGGCTAATAGCATTGGCAAGGTCAGCAGAGCTAACTGCAAAAGCGGCGTCAACGTTTGCTAATTTATTAACTACCTCTACTGCATCAAGCGCAGATCCAGCAAAAGAGTTTAATGTAGCAGTCAACGCATCAACGCTAGACTTCGCATCAAGTCCGCTGAGCCTAGTCAAAACTAGTGCGGCGTTTGTTCTTTTTAATGTTTCCTCAACCCCAAGACCTTGACGAGAAAGCTCAGTAGCTGCGTCGGCAACCGTAGAAAAAGATTGAGCCGTATTTTTAGCTATATCGAATAAACTAGCTCCAAATTTTTGCAAACCAGAAGAAGACAAACCGAGAAGAATATTTACATCTGTAAGTTTTTTCTGTACTTCTACGGTAGAGGATATTAAGCTTGAAAAAGCTTTTTCGACGGCAAAAATAGCCCCAGCAGACGCCCCGAAAGCAACGACGCGAGCATTAGACGCCTCCAAGCTTTTATTAAATTCAGAAACTTGCCCAGTTATTCTGCCAAGAGCCTGTGAACTTTTCTTTGTATTTATCTCAGAAAATTCAACAGTTTTAAGGGCTTTGAGAATATCCTTCTCCATGCCTCTTGTATTTGCTCTTACATCAATTGTTGCCGTAGTCAAATTATCAGCCATATACCTTTAAATTCCGAAAGTTAACCTCTGTCAGTAATTTTACACAAAATAAGCATATACAATCCCAATTATTTTAACTTATCAGTTTTTTTAATTATCTGATTTATAGGCATTTCTCCTCCAGATTCTTCAGCGGCAGATAAAAGATCTGAACTACCAGAAGCTACGCCGCCAACTCCAAGTTTTTTATAATCCGAAGAACTAGCTCCAACAATAGAACTTATTCTACCGCTACGCTCCCCCTTTGTTTTATTTTTGTTAGGAGTTCTTTCCATCATGCTCTTTGCTTTCATAGAAGAAGAATTTCCTCCTTCGCACCAATCTATCAAGACGGACGGATCACTAAGTATATAATCTGGAATTTGTTCAGTTGCGTTATTTATAGACCTTCTAAAACTTGCTGCATAGGAAAACAAATCAATTTGATTAATAGTTAAAGACGGAATAGGCTTCCCATAAAAATCTATTATCGACATTTCTTTACCAGTTAAAATTAATAAATTCTGAAAAAAACCAGTCGCCGCCACGTATTTTACATTTTCTAATTTAAGAAAATTAATAACATTAAAAACACTATTCCATATGTCGTTATATATTTCGTCTTCTATTTCTATGAAATAATCTTCATTATTACCAAAGTAAACAGAAAACTCCTTGTCTTTAAATAAAGAATAATATAAGTAATACCTATTATAATACTTGTCAGCGTATTCTTCTGCGGTTATTGGAATAATACTTTTCTTTTCAGAAAGAATTATATCAAGCTTTCCCTGCTCTTCTTTTATAGTTTGAGAAACCTGCTCTTTCTGGGACGGCAACATTAATTTTTCCCTACTCTTTTTTAAATTTTCAATAAATGCAGTAAGAGTTCTTATCTCATCCTCTTTGGACTGAGACCACCACTTCTTTTCTATATAAAAATCTATATAATCTTTCTCTGTCTTTATACCATTAGACTGAGCAATAGAAATACCTTCTTTATATTTATCCTTTAAGGCGTGCCTATCAATATAGGTGTGATGTTTTAAAAAGCACTCTTCGCCGTTAATAAATATTCTTTCATAACCAGCGCAAACCTTAACATAAAGCTTTTGTATATCATCAAGTTCCATAAATAAAATATGGTAACTTATTTATATAATAAGCTATCTTCTACTTATCTGCTACTACAGATACAGATTGATTAATCTCTTCAGTTTCTTTAAAATCAACTTCAGCAACCGTCTCATTTTCTTTTTCACCTCTGCTCTTATCTTCTAACGAATTATCATCCGGTTTTAAAAGAGACTCATCCTCTTGAATTCTTTTCAGGTATTCCTCGTCTAAAGATTTAAAATCTTCAAAAGAAGATGCGCTACCAAGATACCAAACAGTAACTAAATAATTTATTCTAGAAAAGCAATCGGTAAGAAATTTATCATTTTCAATAATAGAGTCATAAATATCAAGCCTATCTTCAATTTGTCCGCTACCAAGTAACAACTCTACAATGCCTTTATTCTCTTCGGCAGCTAAATTAGCTGCCCACCAAACAATAGTGCGATTTCTTGCCTTTGCTTCTGCCGTATTCTCAAATGCATTAACCTGAGCCATCTCCATTTCTTGCATTCTTTTTCTAACCCTGATTAATTGACCCTCAAAAAATTCAATTTGATTTTTTTCATCTTCCGTTCTTTCCTTTTCAGACTTAACAGATAGATTATCTACAGAGTTTCTAAACTCAGAAAACTCAACAAAAAGATCAGAATACTCCTTTTGGTCTACTTCAGAAATTATACCGCCGTTGTCTTTAAAGATCTTGTCCCAAACTATTTTGGGCAAAACCCCAGCAGAAATAAACTGAGAAAGTTTAGAAGCATAAAAAAGCTCGCCATTTTCTTTCATTTTTCTAGTCGGCTTTAAAATGCAAAATTTTCTTTTAACTGAAGCCGCGTCAGTAGCCTCAAATGAGTATAAATATTTTTCTTGTTGTTTATTGTTATCCATTTTTATTTTCCTTTTACCTAATTACTATTATACTTAAACTAAACGTAAATTCGAAAAAATTGAATTAATTTGTTCGTCGATATTTCTTATTGCAGCATTACCCTTATCGAAAATCTCTTTTCTTTTTGCCTGATACTCATCATTTGATATTGCTCCTCGATTAGACAACTCTTCGAGATACAATAAATGAGATACAAACAAGTACTTTATTTCCTTCTCGACTTTCTGCGAAAGAAATTTATCAAAATAAAATTCAAATTTTTGCATGTTACCTTTTAAAACCTTTAAAACCTTAGATTACCTAATGTGTATACATTAAATTTAAAAAAAATAGAATACCAAAAACAAAAAAGAGCCAAAAATGGCTCTTTTTTATATTAAACTTTCTATATTTTTAACTTAACTTTTAATTTGTACCGCAAGTCTTTTTTGCTTTTCGCTTGTAGAGGCTGCTTCTAATATAGGCTCGCTAGTATTTTCTTGAATAATATCTATTGAGGGCTGTGTCTGAGCAGTAACAACTTCCATTTTTTTACCAGTGAAAGTTTTTATAAACTCATAATCGGCATTGCTTAATTCTAAACACTCATTCTTAACAACACCCCTCTTCAAAGCCTCCTCAAGGAAACCCGGAGGCTTTGATTTAGCAGCGGAAACAATCTCTGAAAGAGTAATTATCATTAAAACTATTATTAAACAGTTGGATAACTTCCAGAAAGGAATACGCCTTTAGTCAAGTCTTCTGGTCCACCAATACTAACCTCATATTCAAGAGTAACAGAAGCGTTATCACCAATTGAAGTAGTGACATTCTCTGAAAGAAGTTTAGCACCTTTTAATTGGGCAAGCATTCCAATATCACCATTTCCCGAGCAGCTATTTTCTCTAAGAGTAATAGTCATATCATAGAATCCAGTTTCGCAAAGCAGATCAGAAAGATTGAAATCTCTTAAATCGCCCATTTGAGCCTCAACTGAAAGAGAAGCTGTAACGGGGAAGTCGATTTCTCTACTGAATGGGAATCTACTACCTAATTTTTCAATTGGGGTTCTTCCAAGCTCCGTCGAAAGTGTAAAGCTTTGAATCTTAATGTCATCAGCGACAAAGCCCTTCACTTGATCATTTGTAAGAGCTAAAGTAATATCACCAGGTCTTAAAACGGTAACTTGACTAGCAGTGCTTTCAACAGCAACTGGAAGAGCAAATTTAATACCAGTAACTTTTGTTCCATTAGATGGATTAATCGCAGGAATATTGTTTGAAACAGAAGCGTCGGCATAAACAGCAAAGTTAAGAGCTTCAAAATCCGCACTCGCAGTTGGAACATCACCGACTGATGCCTCAAGAGAATAAGAAGTCAAGAAACAGTTACCAACTCCAAAAACGCCAGTTTTAACACCAGCATAACCAACGGCATCACTTCCCTCATTCGCAACTAATAAAAAGTAATTTTTCTCATCTGTCTGTTTTTTAAGAATACCGGAAAGCAAAGCGGTAGTAGCTTGACCACTTCCGCAAACGCTCAAACCAATGGCTTTTTCATTAAATCCGTCAGTAGGATACCAAGAAGTGCTCATGTTAACAGTAGGAGCCTCAACCTCAATACGATCAATAGCAGCCAACTGACCATACTGGTTAATATCAGTAAAGCTTCTTGAAAAATCAGAATCCCAACTTTGAACTCTAGTAAGCTGCTGAATTGCACCAACTCCAGTATGAATACCTGATTGAGCGCTGTTTTGCCCGGCGTAAAGAGCCAAGCTTTGATAAATGATACGATTTCTTCCCATATTTTTATTTTATTTTATTAGTTATTGCGATTTAAAAAACTATAACTTAGATTACATTGCAAAAAAAATTATGGGAATATTATTTTACAGTCTTGGATGTCTAAGGGCTTTTATTTTAAAATCAATAAACCCGCCCCAAACTCCGTCCTTTATTACCTTATTTAATCTTTCATCAAATTTAGAAACTCTTACAGAATCTATATAAGCAGAATTATTTGAAAATTGACTACATAAATCAAAGTAATCATACTGAATTCCAGATTTAAAATCACCAAATATACCGAATGGAATTCCAGAAGAAGGAATAATTGAAAAGTTTTTTCTAGCGCAGTCTTGTAAAGTAGAATTTATTGAATCTAATTTAAATGCATTATCGGACAATACTGTACATCTAAACTCATATTCAGACTCGTCCATCCCGCCAAACGCAAAAGGCTTATTTTCGCTGTAAAAATTCTTAACATAAATAAGAGGATACGGCTCTATATTTTTTGCCATTCCGCTAGGAAACGCTCTATAATAATTAGGATCTTCCATCAAAAGTTGCGTTTCGTCTTTAGAAGTCAAGAATATATTAAATTCTTTTCTCGAAAACGTAGCGCTTAAATTTGTTAGATTTTTAGGAAAAGATTCGTCCAAAAAAACTCTGCCCATTCCATAGTCAATTTGCAATCCACTTTGGAGTTTGTTAAGAGCGCTATTTCCATAATAAACAGAATTAGCCACTACCCCACCAACGTCAGATATGCTATTATCCGCTACCCACTGCCTATACTCGGACTGATAAACCGTTTTATTTCCAAATGATAAATCATTAGAGGGATAAAGTTTTCCGCTTGTTACGTTTAAAAAGCCATTTGCATTATAACACACCTCATGATCCAAAAACATCATGAAAGAAGCAGATAATTCATTTATAAAAGAAGGCTTCATTTTTATTTGTTATTTACAAGTCTTTTGAAGAAATCGGAATACATTTTCGAAAAATAAGAAACTCTTTTAAACGAAAGCTGCCTAATTTGATTTTTAATTTGTTCTCCGCCTTCGGATCTACCTAATCCGCTCTTGGAAAGAAAATATCCAAGCCCGCTTATTCCTTTTTCTATTCCACTGAGCCAGCTTCTTCCACTAGCCCAAGGCATTGGAGAAGCGTTTTCAAAATCTGACAATTTAGGCGACAAAACGTTAAAACTTATAAGCGTTCCATTTTTTTCTTGCTTAACATAAGATTTTGTAATTAATCTTATTTTATTTATTAATTTTTTAACTGGCTCTATAGGATCTAAGCCAGATGGAAAACCAATAAAGGAAAAAAGATTACCATAGCCACCAAGAGTGCCAGATATATTATTAGAAGTTGCGCCGCCTTGTATTTCAATAGTAACCGGGTGAGATGAAAACGAATCAATCAATGTTTTTTTTGAATCCTGCAATTTGCTTTCAGCTATTTCTAAAGCAGCAGATCTCACAATCTTATACTTGCCTATATTTAGATTTAATTTTCTATAATCTATTTCAGCCATAATCTAATTGACCTCTTTAAGTATTATGGTATAAAATTGAGGAGAAATTATTCCATGGGGCTTTGAAAATCCAACCCAGTCGCATTTTTTTTCATCTACTATAAATTGCTTATAACCATTAATAAAATCATAGGCTTCTTTTCTCATTTTTAAGCGACATAAATTATCATGGATTTTTGGTCTAACTACATCCATTCCATTTTCTGCGGATAAAACTTCTTTGCTCGGATCTTGCCACATAACCCTCATTTTAAAAACTCCAGAGACAGGAATAAATGTTTCCTCAATAGAAGATTGAGAGTCATCAGAATAGAAATAGTTATATTCAGAATCGGAAGTATTAATAATAACTCTTTTGGATTCTTTTATTATAGTTACATCTCTACCAAATGATTCGTGCAAAGATTCAAAAGCATCTTCGTAACTAGCTTTCTGCTCAGGTGTAAAAAAGTTTTGCATTACAACAGGTTTTCTCTATTTCCTCTATAAGTATCATAAGATGAACCAGGACCAACATAATATCCACCTTCAAAAATATCAGTGCCAACAACTTGCTGCGGCGTAGCTCTAAACTTAAGATAAGATTGAACCATTTTATCTAGTTCAGCTTTTGTATCTTGAGCTAATGATTTATAGTTTTTAGCAACTTCATTTCTATTTACTCTAGTTATTGAAGAATCCCCTTCTCTTAACGAAACCCAATCTCCTCCAGCGTAACCAGCAGCTCCGCGTAAAGTATTTCTAGCCTGTTTATTATAAAAATCTAATTCAAATATTTTCTGATATATAGCGGTTTCCTCAGAGCCTATTTCTGGAGTTATTGTATAATTTGTCATTTCTCCATATTCGCCAGTAGTATATGCCCCAGAATAACACGTATCAATAAGCGTATTTAATCTACCAAGATTATAGTTCCCAGCAAACCAATAAGCTAAATACTCATGAGAATACCCAGCATCTTCTCCAATTTCCTCGTAAACAGATCTTATGAAATCATTAAAATAAAGACAATTCATAAGAAGAATTACACTACAAGCAAGAGTTTAGACTTGCCTTATTTGAATTTAATTACGCGCCTTCGCGTAATATCCTTTGCGCGGAAACACTCAAGTCGCCCCCAGAAGAATCATTTCTCATATGATTTTTAATTAAATCCTCTGAAACCATACTTCTTGAAGCAATAAATTTTCTAAACTCTCTCATCAATCTATCCTTAAGAACCCTTCTGTCTACAGACGGAACTAAACCAACTTTTTCTGCGTGTCTATGCAGATCAGTTGAATTCAATTCATTTACAAATGACTCATACTCCGACTCATTAGAACACCTATAAGGATTAGAAAGATTTTCACCAATTAAGGCATCTAAAGTCTTAAAGCCTGAGCCGCCAGCTATTTTTCCATCGACTTGGTCCAACTGATCTATAGATTTATTTTTTTTAGCCATATTTTTATATTAGTTAAATATAATTTAATTTCAATTAATTGTCTGAAAACGCAGCCGCGATTTGAGCAACCGTACTTTCTACAGTCGCACAATTATTAAGCCTTGCCCATATGGAATTGCTATTTGCGCCGCTGATATTAAAATTAAAAAAGTCACTTGCCGTCAATACCGCGTTTCCAATTCCGGTACCAACGGGAATATTAAATGAAACATTGCTAGGAGAAGGAACGTTACAGCTTCCAATTAAGTTTCCTCCAGCATAAGAAATACCATATCTTACATCACTAGATAATGGATATGTATTGGAGGAAATAGGATCAGTTAATGTTCTTGTGGTATTGTAATTATCGGGATCTCTAAAGATAATTTTTGGATTACTGATTGTTTTATTTAAAAACAATTGACCAAGTACTGGAAAATTTCCTTGAGAACCTAATTCTACTTCTTCGACAATAAATCTAGCGTTTGTTCCAACCGTAAGTGCAGCTACTCCATCCCTTTGCGCTCCAGCAACTAAGGTATTTCCATATTCGTTTCCTATTACTCTTTTAATATACACGTTTCCGCTGGAAGCTCTAATTCCACAACCAGTTAAACCGCCATATACATTTCCTACCACTGTAGTTGTACTGTTTACCGAGGTTTGACTAATAGAATAATTTGACTCAGCGGTGGGCGAAACAAAATTCTGATTTTTACCGTAAACATTGCCAGTTATGTTTAAAATTCCAGCAGTATTTGTAATGTTTGTGATACCAGTTCCATTGTTGTTCGGATGAGTATCATAAATGTTTCCGGTAAAGTTTAAAATAGCAGAAGAATTATTTAAACTAATAGCCATATTGCTAGGAGCATCTTTAACATCTATATTACCTGTAACATTAACAATAGCTGGTCCGGTTATGCTTAATCCATATGTGGTTGTTGCTACAGTCCAGTTATTAGTGCTTGATGACGGACCCCCCGCAACATCTCCTATAATATTAACAGAATTTGAACCCGTTAAGTTAACAGCATGTTTTGTTGTTAAATTTGCTGTCAAATAAGTAGACCTTCCGCCTGTGCAATTTCCTACTATATTAACAGATACATCAGATCCTCCCGCTAAAGCAATCCCAATTTGGCTGGTGGCTGATCCAGAGCCTCCTTCTACGTTTCCATATATATTAACTTCTCCCGCAACAGAATTTAAAGATAACGCAACACCAATTCCATTATTTGAAGCTCCGTAACAATTTCCATTTATAGTCAAATCCCCTTGGGAACTTGTTGCGAAGGAGATTGCTGTTCCCGTAGACCCGTAAACATTTCCATTAACTGTTATTAAACCATAAGAAGAAAGTATATTACTTTGTCTTATTGTATACCCATTCGTGCTTGTATTACTACCAAATACGTTTCCATTAACTATTATATTTCCGTTTAAAACATTTACGATACCAGAACAATATGCTGCCAACCCACCATTTACATTTCCGGTTAAACTAATAGTTCCCGAAGAAGAATTTCTAATTGCTTCCGCATGTTGTATGTTAGTATTGTTTGTTGTTGTTAGTGAAATATTTCCACCCGTGACTGTTCCAGAAACGCTAAGAGTTCCTGTTCCTAGATTATCAACTGCTCTACCTAATGCTGCTGTTCCTCCAGTTACGTTACCATTTATAGTTGGACTTGAATCATTTGTAACTTCTAAACAGACTGTTGCTCCAACCTGTACATTTGCATTTATAGTAACATTACTAGAAACTACAAATTTACCACCAGCAGTTGCACTATGTTCAGCAATATTTGAAATTTTGGTGCAAGTAATATTAGTGTCGATAGTAACCGTATGAGTGTTACTATAAACATTATCCCCAGCAGTAGGAACATTTCCTCCTACCCATGTAGAAGAACTTGAAAAATTACCAGATTGTGTAGCACGAATGTTTGCCATTTACTATAATCCTTTTACATTAATATAATTTTGAATTGCATTATAAATTTCATTGATGGCTTGCTGTTCTTCGCCGGAAGCTGCATTCAAACTACCCAATAACACACTCTTATAATAAGAATCTTTTTTTATTATATTGCCTTCTTGATCTATCCTCGTGGGGACAAGCCTGAGCGCCGCATTTATTTCAAACTGCCCGTTTTTTTTATAAAACGAAGTAACGGCAAGATTTGCTGAATACTTTGGATAAACCTCGTCTTCAATAGTTATTGGATTTTTTGCATTCATATATTTAATTTAATAAAGTTATTGATAATTTAAAAAATATCTTCCAGTCCACGGCGAATTTGTAGATTTCAATACTGATCCAGAAACTGTTCCAGAAGAAGTAAGTTGTATTTTCTTTACCGTCCAAACGTTGTCTGATTCCGCGCTTCCTACCAAAGCCCTCCCAACGTAGGAAATACCACTTTGATAATCTGATAAAATTGAAGCACCGTTCGCACTGATATTAAGATTACTTATTTGAGATTGCAATGAACCGCTTAAGCCGGTAATAGAATTTGTTATTTCTTGCCTTAATACGCCACTTAGTCCAGTTATAGAATTAACTGCTTCTTCTTTTAATACGCCACTTAAACCAATGATTAAACTATTTATATTTGAAATAGAAAAATCTAGCCCGGAACTTAAAGCTCCGCTAAATAGATTTAAGTCTTCGCTTGTTACGTAATCTGACAAATCCTGCTCTTGAACCTCGCCCGACAATAAAATGGGAACGCCTCCAACTACCGGCTTGTTATCAAAATAGGCTAC